TATATAATATAAATTCGTGGGAAAAAATATTAAAGTAAATATATGAAGTATTACTTATAAATGAATTATCCAACAATTGTAACAATGTTTTATGATATACGAAAATTTGATAAAACTCATGTTAATGATAATAGACAGAAAAATAAATATATAGAATTAGCACAACAATTCATGTTGACATTACCATATCCTATTATATTTTTTATTGATGATGAAGATAATGAAATATATGAATATATTTATAATGCTAGAAGAAAACATAATTTATTACAATTAACAAATATTTGTAAAATCGGTTTTACAAAAACATATTTTTACAAAGACTTGTCAAAATTAGAAGAATTACAAACTCAATTTATTATTCGTAATGGTGATTTAAAACACGAAACACCGATGTATATTATTTTAAATAATAATAAATTTTGCTTTATGGAAAAAGCAATCGAATTAAATCCATTTAATAGTAGTCATTTTATTTGGATGGATTTTGGTATTAATCATGTAGCTAAAAATACTGAAGTAATTCATGAATGGATTAATTGTGTACCTGATAAAATAAAGCAACTATGTATCAATCCATATATAGAGAGTATTGAACCAAAAAAATATTTTGAAAATATTTGGCATAATTGTGCTGGTGGATTATTTTCTGGTTCTAAAGCAAATTTACTTAAATATGTTGAACTTTTTAAACAAAAAACAGAACAAATATACAATGAAGATTGGTATCAACTTGATGAGGCTGTAATGACAATAATTCAACGAGAAAATTATGAACTATTTGATTTTTATTATGGAGACTATGAAGGTATCGTTAGTAATTATTTAAAACCATTACATTCGTGGTGGTTAATAAATACAAATATTGACAAATGTTTGAGGATGAATAACACTAAATATCTTTATGATTTATTAATTTATTTAGATTTATTTTTTTCTTTTGAAGAAAACCAAAATAATGACAATTTTTATAAATATATTAATAGTAATATTATTTGTAATTATTATCAAAATAATAAGTGTCTACGGCTTAAAATAATTTATTTAATTAATAAAAAAATAAATGAAAATGATGTGAAAATAAAAGATTTATTAAATTATAATAAAGATAATTTGATTTTTTATGATAATAAAGAATTAATTATATAATTTATTTTAATAATATGAGACACAATTACAATAATTAATTACACCATCAGAAATAATTGTTAATGTTACATTTTTTTGAACCTAAATATTGATTATAAATTGACAAATTATTTATATAATATTATTATAAATTTATATAAATAATTTTAATTTAATTTTAAACACATCAAATTTATGTTACCATAATATAAATTTGAGGCATCTGTATCTACTCTAATAGCATAATAATAACTACCTATAGTTCCAATTGTGTCAATTGCTTGCATATTTATTGTTGCACCATTTGTAGATTGTGCAGAGGAGTTACTAAAAATACTTATTGACCATAATGATGTATTTAAATCATTTAATGATGCTGTTCCAGTATGTATTGGTGGATAAATAACATCTGAATTTGTTGTTTGATTTGCTAAATTTACAGCTGTTGTTGGTAATGATGTACCGCTCATTCCTGTTGGTGCTCTCATAATTGTAGCAGAACAATTTGTTAGGTTTTTTGTACCAGCTAAAATTTGACAAGAACCATAAATTAAATTTTGTTGATTTACCTTTGTTGTAACAATTCCTAGGTTTAAAGCATCTAAAAAATATGTACCTGTTGGTGCTAATATAGAACCACCTGTAAATCCTGTTAATCCAGTATAGCCTAATACAGCTATATTTGATGTTCCAGTTGGTCCTGTGAAACCAGTTGGTCCTGTTACACCAGTAAAACCTGTTGGTCCAGTTACACCAGTAAAACCTGTGAAACCTGTAAAACCTGTTACACCAGTTGGTCCTGTTACACCAGTAAAACCTGTTGGACCAGTTACACCAGTAAAACCAGTTGGTCCTGTTTTACCCGTTTGTCCTGTTACACCAGTAAAACCTGTTGGTCCTGTTACACCAGTAAAACCTGTAAAACCTGTTGGACCTGTTGGACCTGTAAAACCTGTTGGACCTGTGTTTCCAGTTGGACCTGTAAAACCAGTTACACCAGTTACACCAGTTGGTCCTGTGACACCTGTGAAACCTGTTGGACCAGTTACACCAGTAAAACCTGTTGGACCTGTAAAACCAGTATTTCCAGTTACACCAGTTGGTCCTGTGACACCTGTAAAACCTGTTGGACCTGTAAAACCTGTTGGACCTGTGTTTCCAGTTGGACCTGTTACACCTGTAAAACCAGTTGGACCTGTTGGACCTGTAAAACCAGTTGGTCCTGTTTCACCAGATATTCCTGTTGGTCCAGTATTACCAGTTGGTCCAGGATTTTTTATTAATGAATATATTGGTCCTGATGGCCCAGCAACTCCAGTACTACCACTTGGTCCAGTAAAAGCAAAATTTTGCTGTGCTATTAAATCAAAATTTGGTGTTTGGTAATCTCCAGTAGAAGATATATACCAACCTCCTACAGCGCCTTGTACATTAATCGATGGTCCCACATTTATAAATGGTGTAGCAAACCCATTTTCAGTATATGCTATACCATCTAAATCAGCACTTATATTAGCTTGACCAATATTTACTGTTGCGTTTCCAATAGAAACTGATTTCCATCTTTGACCGGTAGAACCTAAGGACCATACTTGGGATGGTTCTGGAATTAAATCTCCTGAAACTTGAATAGTAGAAGCATCCAAAACTTTTAGAATATCACTATAATAAATAGTAGATGATGATGAGGCATTTCTTAGTAAAATCGAGCCAGTGCCAGATTCAATGATTAGAGCAGGACCAGTGGGTCCAGTATCGCCTGTAAAACCTGGTGGACCAGTTGGTCCTCTTGCTCCAGTGTCACCTTTACAACTTCTTCCAGTATCTCCTTTTTGTCCAGTAGCACCTGTTAGTCCGTAAAATCCTTGTGGCCCTTGAGCTCCTTGAGGTCCTTGAGGTCCTTGAGGTCCTAGACCCCTTAAATCACAACATTTTTTTGAGCCTAAATAATTTGAATAACTAGACATATTATATATATAGTATGTTTATTTATTACAAATACATGTATTATGTATTTGTAATATATATAATATATAAATTATAATGAAGGTAATTTATTTATATAATATATAATTTATGATGAAGGTAATGCAGCGAGACAGAGGCGTATAGTTCCAAGACTAGCTACGTCATATTTAACCACCAATGGTAAATCATTTTCCAAGTAAACTTCAATTTGAGAACAAAGATTAGTACACTTAATAAAATATCCCAAATTTTTCAGAGAAAACTCGCCTTGAATAACCTTAGATGAATCTTGCTTTAAAACAAAGCCCATTGACCCATCAGATTCAGCACGATGTATTTCAGCAGAAGCAAATTGTCCAGAACATTTAAAGATAAGCTCATTACCAACAGACTTAATTTCCAATTTATCTGAGATACAAGAAAGGTCACGAATAATTTTCTGAAAATCAGCAGAAGGTAAATTAATAATAGAAGAAAACTTAACATCAGGATATTCGAGCTCTTCAGGCTCAGGTTCAATGAGTCTCAACTTCTGAGTTTTACATTGCTTAATCTCTCCATTCTCAAATTTCAAAGCCAAATGAGAAACGATTCCATCAATATAATCGGCATTTTCAATATAAATAGTTAGAGTATCATCATTATCAATAGAATTTATTAATTTAAAAAGATGAAACATATTAACACCAATAATAATTTTCTCTTTTTTACATTCATAAAATTCAAAGTTTTGAGCTGCTAAATAAAGATGGGCCAAAATAGTATGAGACTTATCCATATTAATAATGCGAATTCCATCGGGTTGAAAACTAATATTAGTTTCAAGAAGAATATCCTTCAAGGCTGTCATAAGAGTTCTAAATGGAGCAATTTGTACAGTTTTAATAGTTAAAACATTTCCATCAGTTGAGGAATTATTGACATTTTTTGACGATTTTTCAATGAAATTTGACATTATAATTTATTTTTCCTAATAATCTTTAAATACTTATGTATTTAAATATTTAAACGCATAATATTAACAATTTTATTGTTTAATTATAAATTAATTACTAATTAACATAAAAAAATCAATTTAAATATATTTTATTATTATAATTAGAATGTCAACTGACATAAAACAAAAATGCTTTGATTCTATTGAAGAATTATTCAAAAAATATGAAAATAATGAATATATGTTACAACGTATACATAGTCATGTTGTAAATTATTTGCCAAGTGTGCTTGATAATGAATTAAAAAATCATGAAAAAAGAATGAATCGTAATATGTATTTAACAAATGAGCAACAAATTTTTATTCAAGTTTTTTTAAATAAAAATCAATATTATTATTTACCTAGTAATAATTGTTTTTATGAATATAATGGAAAAAATTATTTTATTATAAAAGATGATGATATTATTCATAAATTACTATCTAGTATTTCAAAAGAAAGAATCTTACTACAATGGAAACATAAAACCAAATTTAACATTCTAAAACAAATCAAAGAGAGAAGTCTCTTTTCTTCTATTCCTGAAACTGATACAATTCAAAATGTATTAAATATTCTTTATCCTTATATATTTACTACTAAAGATCAGGCTAAGTATTTTTTAACTATTCTTGGTGATAACATTCTTAAAAAAAATCAAAATTTAATTTTTTTAGCAAATTCAAAAATAAAAAAGATGCTATCTGAAATTGATACAGTTTCATATTTCTCAATTGGATTTACAAATATTACTAATAATTTTATTATAAAGTATCATGAAAATCATTCTTATGATAATTGTAGACTAATTAAGGTAAATGAAAATTCATCTATTGATTTGTGGAAAGATACATTAATAAAAAATGGATTAGATTTAATTTGTGTTGCTACTCATTATTCAAATCGCTATGAAAATTCTGATAATTATTTAAATACCAAAGCTGATGAAGAATTGAAAAATTATGCTTATTATTTAAAAAATATTCCACAACAAGAAATTATATCAAGTTTTTGTACTAAATGTTTTCAATCAACTAATAACGATTCAACAAATAATGATTTTAAAATAGAATGGAAAAATGTTCATTTTATTTGGAAACAATTTATTTCAAGTCTCTCTCTACCTAATATGATTTATTCAAACACATTAAAAAATATATTAAAAGAAACCTTTAGTTATGATGAATTAAGTGATTCTTTTATTAATATTACAAGTAAATATTTACCAATTGAAAGTGATTTTATTAAATTTTGGGAAAAAACAATTGTTATTAATGAATCAGAAGAATTTTCTCAAAACTTAGAAGAAGAATTAGAAATTGATGAATTATGTATGTTATTTAAAAATTGGGTAAAACAAAATAGCGAAGAAACATTATTATCAAGCGGAAATATTAGTGAAGAAAATGTAGTCAAAATACTTAAGCATTTTTTTCCAAACATTGAAATTATAGAAGATAAATATGTTTTAAATATAAGTTGTTCTATGTGGAATAAATCCAAAGATATTATAAAGTCTATTGAATTTATTAAAAATGAGCTTAAAAAAAATGAATTTGTTGCTCTTATTTCATTTGATGATGCGTATAATTATTATGTAAAATTTTGTAATTCCAAATCATATAAGTTTATAATAAGTAAGAGATATTTTGAAAAATATTTATACAGTAAAATGAATGAACATATTGTTTATGAAAAATTTATTGAAACAGAATGGCTAATAAATTCAACTTTTTTATAAAATATGTTATTTCAAAAAAATATGTTGTATTGAATAACTAATTATTATTGAAAAAACAAAAGCTAAAGCTCCCCACAAGCCAGCACCAGCAACCTTGTAATATAAATCTAAATCGTTTCCAAAAATTTTAAGCCTGTCGATTATAATATCTATTACATATCCTAATGGAAATGCGATACCAACAAATTTAATTAACTCTGTATTATTATGCGGAATACAAAAACCTAACAAATTTTTCGATATTAAAATATTTATTAATAACGCAACAACAATTGTTATACCAGCATATACAGCACATTTAATAATAGATTTATTTTTAAAATAAGGTCTTAACGATAATATTATTTTTAAATTATAATCTTTTGTTAATGAATTTCTTGATAATAAATTCAATGATACATCAGATAATGCTGAAACAATAAAATTTATTATTATAAATATTATTAATTCCATAATTTATATACTTAGATGACAAAAATATTAATTTTAGGTTTTTGTCATTTTATTTTAATTTACTCAACGTAAATTAAATACTTAATTAGCGTTACCTGCGGCAAATTGAACCGCATTTCCAGATGTTCCTACACCAGCACCATCATAATCGGTAGGGCTCAAAGCAAAGTTAATTCCACCACCCCTCTTTTTTCCGCGACGACGTGAGCCTCGAGAACGTCTAGAATGACGACGACTAGACTTACCATTTAATTTAACAGCACCAAATTTACCTTTTTGTGTACCATAACCTGCTTTAACTAACCGATTCTCTCTTTTAGCACTGGCATGCTTAGCTCTAGAAACAATACGACCATTTTTATTTTGCATAATATTATTCTTTGTAAGACCTCCAGAAGTTTTATATGCTGTTCCGTGCCATACTTGAGCACGAGTACCTATTAATGCTTCATAACTTTTACCGCTTACCATATATTTTCCGTGTGCGCTTTTTGTATATCGAGTCATTATAAATTCATCAGAGAAAATATATTTTTTTTGCTAAATAAATATAAAACGCATTTAAATTTAAAATCGATTTCTTGGTGGAGCTCCGCTACCTCCAGGTTGTCCTTCAACGCGCCCTAAATAATTAAATACTACAAGTTCTCCTAAATAATAGTTACCAAATTGAGTACTTCCACCTACACTACTATTTATAACTTGTGCTACTCTTTGTGAATTTGATATATTATTTACTGTTGAGTTTGATGTAAATTTTTTATATTCTTCTTGATAACAATTACATACCACATTTTTAGAATATGCGTCAATTAATGTATTATAATGTATTAATTTTGAAGAATTTGATTTTCTACCTGGTGTAAAATGTTTATAGGAATACATATAATATAAAAAGTATATGTTTATTTTACAAATTTTATTTTTATTTTAAATAAAAATTGAAATAATTTAAACACAACAGTTTAAATTATAGTAATACAATTATGAACACCGCAAGTGATTTAGAATTATCAAATAAATATCAACAGAAGACTGATAAAGGTCATATTCTAGATAATCCAGATACCTATGTTGGATCTATTGAAGAAATTGATGAAAATTTATGGATTCTTAGCGAAGATGGTACTAAGATTATTCAAAAAACTATAAAATATATTCCTGGATTATTCAAATTGTTTGATGAAGGAATTGTAAATTGTCGCGACCATGTTATTCGCATGTTACAGGCAGTTACAAATAAAATAGAAAATACGATTCCTGTCACCAACATTGATATATCTATTCAGGACGATGGCACTATTACAATGATTAATGATGGAAATGGAATTGATGTTGCTCAGCATCCTGAGTATAAAATATGGATTCCTGAATTAATTTTTGGGCATCTTAGAACATCAACTAATTATGATAAAACTGAAAAAAAAATTGTTGGTGGAAAAAATGGTTTTGGGTTTAAACTTGTTCTTATTTGGTCTACACAAGGTTCAGTTGAAACAGTTGACCATATTAGAGGTCTAAAATACAGACAAGAGTTTAATAATAATTTAGATGAAATTTGTAAACCATCTATCACAAATTGTAAGCTCAAACCATATACTAAAATTACATTTAAACCAGATTATGCTCGTCTTGGAATTAGCGGTTTAACACCCGATATGATTTCATTATTAAAAAAGCGTGTTTATGATGTGGCCGCCGTAACAGATAAAAGTTTAAAAGTAAAATATAATTCTAGTTTAATTCCTATTAAAAATTTTCAACAGTATATTGATTTATATATTGGTGATAAAGCTGAGGCACCGAGAGTATACGAAGAATCGAATGAAAGATGGGAATATGCTGTAGCATTATCACCTAATAGCGAGTTTATTCAAGTTTCATTTGTTAATGGAATTCACACTTCTAAAGGTGGTAAACATGTAGAATATATTCTTAATCAAATCACCAGAAAATTAGTTGATTTTATTGAGAAAAAGAAAAAGGTAAAAGTTAATCCTAATAGCATTAAAGAACAATTGTTTTTATTCTTAAGATGTGATGTGGAAAACCCAGCATTTGATAGTCAAACAAAAGATTATATGAATACGCCTTCTTCTAAGTTTGGCTCTAAGTGCGATGTAACTGATAAATTTATTGAAAAAATTGCTAAAATGGGTGTAATGGATGCTGCGTGTGCTTTAACCGAAGTAAAAGAAAATAAAGCAGCAAAGAAAAATGATGGCGCTAAAACTAAAAGTATTAGAGGTATTCCTAAGCTTACAGACGCAAATTGGGCTGGAACTGATAAATCAAATGAGTGTATTATCATCTTTTGTGAAGGTGACTCAGCAAAAGCTGGAATTATTTCTGGGTTATCTTCTGAAGACCGCAATACAATTGGTGTTTATCCATTGAAAGGAAAGTTATTAAATGTACGCGGTGAACCAGCTAAAAAAATTTCAGAAAATAAAGAAATTGCTGAAATTAAAAAAATTATTGGTTTAGAAATTGGGAAAGAATATTTATCAATGGAACAAGTTGGGAATTGTTTGCGTTATGGTAAGGTATTATTCTTGACCGATCAAGACTTGGACGGATCACATATTAAGGGCTTATGTATTAATTTATTTCAATCTGAATGGCCATCACTAGCAGAAATTCCCGGATTTATTGGATTTATGAATACTCCTATTTTAAAAGCAAATAAATCTAGCCAAACCTTAATGTTTTACAATGATGGAGAATATGAAGAATGGAAGAGTCAAAATGATATTAAAGGCTGGCGAATTAAATATTATAAAGGATTGGGAACTAGTACAGGTAAAGAATTTCGGGAATATTTCGAACAAAAGAAAATTGTAAATTTCGAACACAATGGCAAATCAAGTGATGATGCTATTGATATGGTGTTTAATAAAAAACGAGCAGATGATAGAAAAGTTTGGCTAGATGACTATGACAGAGAATCATTTATTGATACAAATCAACCTTCTGTTACATATGAAGATTTTATTGGCAAGGAATTAATTCATTTCTCAAAATATGATTGTGATAGAAGTATTCCTAACTTGATGGATGGTTTAAAAACTAGTTTAAGAAAAATATTATTTGCTGCCTTTAAAAAAAATCTAACTACTGAAATTAAAGTAGCACAATTTACTGGTTATGTATCTGAGCATTCTTGTTATCATCATGGAGAAGCTAGTTTAAATGGAGCAATTGTTGGAATGGCTCAAAATTTCGTGGGTTCTAATAATATTAACATGTTAATGCCATCAGGACAATTTGGAACACGCCTTAAAGGCGGGTCAGATAGCGCGTCTGAAAGATATATATTTACTCAATTAAATAAAATTACACGTAAAATATTTAATGTAGAAGACGATAACATTTTAAAATATTTAAATGATGATGGCACGTCAGTTGAACCAATATTTTATGCTCCAATTATTCCAATGATTCTTATTAATGGCTCTAAGGGAATCGGTACTGGATTTAGTACTGATGTTATGAGTTATGATCCATTACAGATTATTGGTTATCTAAATACAAAATTGAGATCTGAAGTTTATAATTTAGATTTCATTCCATATTATGAAGGGTTTCAAGGAACAATTGAAAAAATTAGTGAATCTAGATTCTTAATCAAAGGCAGATATGAAAAAGTAGGTCCTGATAAAATTCGTGTTACTGAATTACCTGTCGGATTTTGGACTGAAAATTTCAAAGAACACTTGGAGGAACTTATTGAACCAGGACAAGATAAAGCAGGTAAAAAAATTGTATCAATTGTAAAAGATTATGATGATATGAGTAAAGATACCAATGTTGATTTTACTATTACACTTCAAAAAGGGAAAATTGAAGAATTAGAATCAACTAGTGCGGATTATGGCTGTAATGGAATCGAAAAATTATTTAAACTTTATACTACAAATACCACTACCAATATGCATCTATTTAACGCAGAAGATAAACTTAAAAAATATGAAAAAGTTAGCGAAATTATTGATGATTATTTTGAAACACGATTACAAATGTATCAAACTAGAAAAGAATATATGATTGATGCTCTTGAAAGAGAATTAATTTTATTGACAAATAAAGCAAAATATATTAAAGAAAATTTAGATGGGACAATTGACCTAAGAGGGAAAAAAAAAGAACATGTTATTCAAATGTTAGAAGCAAAGGGATACACACATATTGATGATGATGTAGAATATAAATATTTGGTTAGAATGCCAATGGATTCAGTTACAGATGAAAACGTAGAAAAAATATTTAAAGAACAAGGCTATAAAGAAGTTGAGTTAGAAACTATAAAATCTACAACTATCAATCAAATGTGGTCTTCTGAATTAGATAGTTTGAGAGAAGAATATATTATTTATAAAGAAGAAAGACAAAGACTTACAAATGGAAATGAAGCTAAAAAAATTAAAACAAAAGGAACTACAATCATTAAAAAATCGGTAAAATCAAAACAAATTATTATTGAAGATGATGCTTAGAATATTATTAATATTTAATAGCATCTAAATATAATGCTAATAACATTGGAAATTGCCACGTAGTAAATACACTATAATGGTCTTTGTTCTTAAATATTAATACATCAATAAAAAAATAAAAACTAATTAGCAAAACTATAAAAAATAATAATTTAAATATTTTTTTAATTATATTTGACATTAATATAATTAAACGTATATTTTATTTAAAACCATGGTTTTAAAACCAATTCTCTATCATTATTATTTGCCATAACTGGATGAGCTATTGGCACTACTAAAGTACTTGCGTCATCAATATATTTCATATAACCTTGTGCTTCACTATAAACTTGCTGAATACAAAAATTCAAAACCATTTTATTTAATTCTTCAATTTGTTGTGATATATTATTTGGTTGATTAGAAGCATTTTGTAAAAAAATACTTCGCATTACAATTTTTAAAGAATCACAGTCCTGTGGACCTATTGTGTATTGTCCGTTTGATTTATGATATACACCTGATCTTATTCCATTTTGTAGTATCTGAATATTCTCTAGAGAGAAATAAACAGCAGATAAACTGGTTTCATCCCAAAGCCCCTCGGTTGGATTCCTAAATGTAGTACACTGATGTGCTGGTATTTTATCATACATTTCAAATAAGGTTGAAGTATTAGGTGTTTTTATATCTACTCTTCCATTTGATACTCTTCCATTTGATACTCTTCCATTTGATACTCTTCCATTTGATACTTTTTCATTTGAACTATTCATTTATATTACTTAAATAGAAAAATTATATATATTTATTTTATATACAAATGGAAGGATTTCAAAAAATTGTTTTGATTATTGCTATAATTGTTTTGATTGTAACACTAGTTATTATGGGACTTGCTTTAGGCACAGCTAGTGCAGAAACCTGGCCACCTCTAGTTTCTGATTGCCCAGATTGGTGGATAGCTGATGGTTCTGGAAATAATTCTAAGTGTATTAATGTTAAAGATTTAGGAGTTTGTCCGGCACAAGAAGGAAAAAAACATCAAAATATGAATTTTAATTTACCTGCATTTACTGGTTCAAATGAAATGTGTGCTAAATATACCTGGGCTAATAAATGTAATGTAACATGGGATGGTATTACATATGGTATAGAAAACCCTTGCTCAACTACTACAGAAGATGAAGAATAATTCTATTTTATAATAAATAGAAAATTATAAACATAAAATATAACATTATAAATATAAAATATATATTATTATATTTATAATGAAATTAATACAAAACCAATCAGAAATTATTTTTTATTATATTGATAAACTATCTATTGATTTAGTCAATGAAATAAAAAAATATATTCCAAATAAAAAATTAATTTTTATAAATAAAAAAAATTATATATTTAACCATTATTTAATAAAAGATTTAATACCAAAAATGAATTTTGAACACTACATTAGAAGTATTGTTTATCGTGATTTTGATTTTGTTTTAAGTCAAATTATTCAAGAAAATTATTTAAAATGGTTTCAAATTAAAGGATATTTGTATAAAAATGTTATTTATAATAATTATATTTATTTTATTAAAAATTTTTGTATTGAAAATAATTCAGAAAAATGTAGAATTATACTTAATAATTTTCTTGATAAACTTGGTTTATGTAAAAATCAACATAAAAAGAATATTAATAAACATATAATATGGAAGTCTTGAATTTTAATAAAATTTTAAATAGAGAAGAAAAAGCTTTAAGTATTAAAGAAATACTAACTAATTTTGAACTAAATAAAAATAATCTTCTTTTTAAAAAAGGTATTTATGTTTATGGTGACCCAGGTTCAGGAAAAACTACATTTGTTACTAATATATTAAAAGAAATGGATTATGATATTATTAAATATGATGCCGGTGATATAAGAAATAAATCAATTATTGATAATATTACAAAGCATAATATGTCAGATAAAAATATTATGAGTTTATTTAATAATAAAGTTAGAAGGATCGCAATTATTATGGATGAAATTGATGGAATGAATAACGGAGATAAAGGTGGGATAAATTCTCTTATTAAACTTATTAGACCAAAAAAAACAAAAAAACAAAAACTAGAAGAAATTTCAATGAATCCTATTATTTGTATTGGAAATTATCATATTGATAAAAAAATTAAAGAGCTTATGAAAGTATGTAATGTTATTGAACTTAAAACACCAAATATCAATCAGATTTCTGGTATAATAAAAACAATTATTCCTACAATTGAAGATATTATTAAAATTAAAATTATTAACTATGTTCAAGGAGATATTAGAAAACTAAATAATATTTATAATATTTATATTAATAATAATGATATTTTTAAAAGTAATATTATTGATGATATTTTTCAATTAAAATCATATAATGATGATACTAAAAAAATTACTAATAAACTTATTAATAATAGTTATAATATTGATGATCATACTACAATTATGAATGAAACTGATAGAACAATTGTAGGTTTATTGTGGCACGAAAACATTATTGATGTACTTGGTAAAACAGATAAAAGTATTTCAATACCATTTTATATTAAACAATTGGATAATATGTGTTTTTCTGATTATATTGATAGAATTACATTTCAAAAACAAATTTGGCAATTTAATGAAATGAGTTCATTAATTAAAACCTTTAAAAATAATAAATTATATCATGAATCTTTTAAAAAAAAACAAAAATATAATCCTGCTGAAGTTAGGTTTACCAAAGTTTTAACCAAATATTCTACAGAATATAATAATTCTTTGTTTATTCAAAATTTATGTCAGCAACTTGGAATGGATAAAAAAGACCTATTTAGTTTTTTTCTTGAATTAAAAAATAAATATGATGATACACAAATGCTATTATTATTTGAAAACTATGAAATAACAAAACTAGATATTAATAGAATATACAGATACTTAGATAAATATACCAAAGAAAATTCACCTGATGATGATACTAATTTTGAGGACGATGATAGTATATGTGATTAGATACATAATATTTATATTTAGTATAATGTCTTTTAATTTATAATAATTATATTATAATTATTATAAAATATTTACTTATTTGATTTTAATATTCTAGATTATATTCTAAATTTACTCATTTAAAACGTCTAGTCTACTCTGTCTCTTTGATTCCCATCTTCTTTTAGTAAAATTATCCAACAAAATTCCTTGATGTCTTTCACATTGCTCTGGAGTATCATAAAACAATGTAAGCGGGCCTGAGGACAACTCACCAGTAGCCATCATAGTCTTAAAAAATAAGTCTTCATCCATCGTACCAACTTTGTATTTATAATATTCTCCTGATTCAGCATTCCTAATTGGAGACTCATGACATCCCGAACCATAAACACCTAATTCTACTTTTTTATTTCTGTTATTAACTAAAACATTTTTCATTATTTTATGGTATCCTTTATTTAAATTTTGTACCTTTTTTAGAGCATTTTGTTGATTTGGCTCTAATAAATTAACTATATCATCATACTCCATTTTATTAATATATTAATGTTTATCTCTTTAAATTAATTTAAATTAACAAAATATAATTTTATTTTATGTTATTCATTTGTGTTTATTTTTTTGTTTGCGAAGAGTTTTATGTTTATATTTTTTAATATGTTTTTTAGTTATTTTTTTATTTTTACCTCCTTCAATATAAGTTATTTTTTGGGATTGCAAAAATGAATAAACCTTATCTAAAACTGTTTCATTAATTAGTATATTTGTAAGAAAATCTATATTATTTTTACTTGATTCATTATTTAATAACTCTAATATAAAATTAGGTCCTAAGCTTTTTAGAAATTTTCTTTTGTCTGTTATTTTTTTGATGTCATTTATTTGTGTTAACATATAACTAATTTGACGTTTTTGCAAAATTTCTTCAGTTTGTAATGATCTATGAATACAAATTTGTTTTTTTTCTAAAGTAAACATTGTATCTGGAGTTATAGTATTATCTAATTTCATGACTAACTTATTTTGATCAAAATTATAACATTTTTTTAATAAATTTAAATCAACTTTAAAACCCATGCTAGAGTATAAACAATAAGCACTTATATTTGTGTAGCCATTATCTACTTGTAATATAAGAGGAAAATTTTTTATTAAAGCATTATATATTATAAACCCTAATAATTTTTTGCCTGAACCACCTAGATTTGAACATATACCCTCTATAGAAATAACATATCCGCTTTCGCTAGGAATACAAGACATATATTTTTTAACAAAAACAAAAGCACTAATAATATCATCGTTTTTTAAAGCAATAATATCAAATACTTTTTCTTCTCCTTTTTGTTCATTATATTGTTTAACAAAATATACTAGCCCTCTTTTCATACTATCTGTTATACATGTTGCATCAAATTCTTCTACAGAAAATCTCTCAGGTCTATAAATTGTCTCAGTAATTTGATTCGTTTGATTATGGTTAAACAAATTTATATAATTATCTAAATAATTTAAATCTATTAAATTATTATTCGTAACCTCGGCAGCAGCTTCAGCTTCATCACTCATTATTATATATTATTATAATAATTTATTGTTTATTATCTAAATATTCTCTAAATAAAATAATCTATTCTTTTTTTTAAGTTGCCACATTTTTATTACTTCATTCTCAATAGAGAAATATTGATGTTTAGCATATTGCATAGGACTATCATAAAACAATGTAAGTGGACCTATTTCAGGATTTCCACTTGAACATGATACTTTAAAAAATAAGTCTTCATCTAATGATCCTACTTTATAATTGTAATATTCTCCTGTTTCCGCATTTCTAATTGGAGAACCATGTAAACCAGCACTATATACTCCTATTTCAAATGTTTCAAATCTTTTGTTTTATTAGATAAAACTTGACGTTTAATATCATGATATCCATGATTTAATGTTTTTACTTTCTTCAAAAAATTATTTTGATTAAAAATATAATAATTTAAACTATTACATTTTTTTTATTTGTTTATTTGTTTATTTGTTTATTTGTTTATTTGTTTATTTGTTTATTTGTTTATTTTTTTGTATTTGATCAATTATTATTTGTCGTATTTTATCTTCAAGATACTTTACTTTATCTTTTAACAACTTATTTTCCATTGTTACTTCTTGTATAATTACCGACATTTGGTTTATAATATTTTGATTTCCTGATTCTCCGTACAATTGATTTATTTTATTTATTGTATCCTGATACTCTAGTTGCTTTCTTTGTTGTTCAATAATCATTTCTTCTCTTTGTTGTTTTATTTCATCTAGTTGCTTTAAAACATCTGGTTTATTTTCTGGTCTTCCTGGTTCATACATCTTTAATAAATTATCAACATCATTCATAAAAAAATTCTTTAAATCATTTTCCTTTACAAAATCTTCAACTTTTTTATCTGAAATGGACATAAATTTATTTGGGGATTCTAATAAATGTTTTTTATCAAATGAATTATGGTCGTGCGAAAACACAAGTATTGTTTTTATTGGGTCTAATTGAACAAAAGGAACAGTATATCCTTTTAAAAAATGTCTCTCTTCAGCTACCGCAGCATTATCTTCAAAACTTGTCTCTTTTAGTAATTCTTTTCTAAAAGCAAACGTAGCAGCAGTTGAATGGTTTGGACCATATGGACCAAATTGATACATTTTTTGTATGTGCTTAAAATAAATATACATTTCACTCGAACCAGCACACATCGCATTTGGATTTGTTCTTAGCATATCTACCGCATGACTTACTCTACAAGGAGGATAATAATCATCATCATCCATACTTATTATTATATCACCTGAAGCCTTTTGATGTGCTAGGTTTCTTTTTTTTCCTAGCATTAACTTTTCATCATATCTAAAATATTTCACCTGAGGAATGTCTTTTACTAAATCTTCTATTTTGTCTGTTCCATCATCTATTATAATCCATTCCATTTTATCTTTTGGATATGTTTGATTTTCAAAACATTTAATTATATAAGGGAAAAATGGACGTCTATTAAATGTTGGTGTACATATACTTACAAATGGTTTTTTACTAAGCTTAGTTTTTTTCATTATTCTTAATTTATTTTACAAATAATATTTATATTATAATCTAAATAACTATTATTATATTTTACCTATTTAATTTAGTGCCTATTTTAATTTAGTGCCTATTTTTTTAATCTCGCGAGTTAATTTTTTTCCTCCACCGCTCCAAGGCATAAAAGAATTTATAAAACTTTTCATTTCAAACACCTTTGAAACTTTACATGTTTTTTTTACTTGGTCATAACTAACAAGTTTTGATAAATTTTCTTCATTTATTGGATTAAAAATATCAATTGATATTATTCCAAAATATATTAAACATACTACTAAAATTGATATTCCTCCTACTAGTCCACCTAAATTAGCAAAAGCACATAATATTACAAAAAATGTAATTATAGATGCTACTATTATTTTATTATATTTAAATATACCTGCAATTATTGCTAAAACTGATACAACATTATTATTCATTACTCCCTTAAAACTAAATATTGTAAATATACAAATAAGCATCACTATTGGTGCTATAAATGGAATAAATGGTATCACAAGTAAACCTACCCAAAAAAGAATAGAAAATAAAAATACTAATAAACATCCTGTAAATAATTTAGCTGGTGCCATTGTACTTTGCCATTTGGGTTTTCCTGTATCACCTGTGTTGGTATTTACTAAAAAAAACCATGACATTTGATAAAACCACAAATACATTACATAAAAAAAGTCTACAAAAATTAAAATGGATGTATAAAACATTAATATTGTTGGACCAAAAATAATTATCAAACTCTCCGGAATTTGATTTAACAAATTGAAAAATGTATTTAAAGATGAAAAGTTAAAAACAAATAAACCCTCAATAATTGAAATAAAATAATTTATTAAAGAATTGGAATTTGATTTTTGTTTATATTCTCTTAACATATCTAAAATAGTAAATTTGTTATTTTTTTCAGAAGGAAATGAAATTTTTTGTGATAAGGTTTGCCCTTTAATACTAGTTTCAAAAATATTTATTTGAATTTCTTTTGTACTTTGAGTGCCATTACTTTCATATGGCATACAATTTTCATCAGTAGGTAATACATTTGCCTGACCTATTTTAGAGCCGTATAACACACACCCACCCATTGAAAAATTTAAACATAAAATTGCTACAATTGCCAACAGCGATATTAAAAATTTACCTATATCTTTTCCAAAATTATCTTCAAGTTCTGTATCTTCATCCTTTTTTTCATCAATAGCTGAGGTATCACTTGTAGATGACATTAATACTTATATTAATAATATAAAATATTTTTATATTTTACATTATTCTTCTTGATGAATCAACTTTATAAATTATAATATTAGATAATATTATATGAATATTTCAAAAAATCAATATAATATTATTATATTTGCTTTAATTAGCTTTTTACTTTTAATATGTATTTTTAAATGGATTAACTATTTAGTTGTGAATAATTACGTTAAATTATTTTCTATTGAAGGGTTCGACACAAATACTCAGGCTATTCGTGACACTGGTGCTTCAGATACAAGTCACAATGTTGATGTACCATTAACAACAACAACTAGTTGTAAAAATATGTGTGGACCTCCTAATCGTTGTTCTATTACTGGACAACAATGTTTTTCAGATATAGATTGTCCTGGATGTGAACCACAAGTTCCTCCTCTTTCTTCAAGTAATGGAGAAAATATTATCGGTGATGATGATGCGGGAAAATTAACTGTTGGTGTTACACCTAATTATTCTCCCTTAACTACTGGGTTTGGAACTCAATCTAGAATTTATACATCTGATAAATTTAGTAAACCTGCTATGCCTAATTTTGGTGTAAATACATGGTCCAATAAATTTAATAAGGGACGTAAATTATTTGACGACAGATATAAACCATCAGGATTAAAAAATATGCCTTCCTACTCTGATCGTTATTCACTTACTGGTGAATTTATTGACGATGGTCCTCTTCCATCTAATTCTTATTTAAAATAAATTAATAAAATAAAATATTATTTATCAATTGTTATTTCTTTGGCTATTTTTTTTACTATTTTATCAGCTTTTTCGGCATCATTATCCCCTGAACCTCCCATTGCCTCTATTATAATATGATTATACTGATCACTCTTTTTGGAATCACTATAAATACAATCTGGATACTTTGCTTTCCACTCAGGAAGAGCACAAATATTCTTATGGGAAATATATTTAATTGCTTTTTTTATTTTTTTATTTTCTGAATCTTCCTTTTCCCAAACATTCGCATCTTTAACATACAAAGATTCTCTTTTTGGGTCGCTACAATGAACTGGTCTCATATTTTCATCTAATGCCTTTAAATTCTTAATAATAAGCTTAGAAATACCATTAACAAATCCTAATTGGCCAATGCTTTCAATATCTGCTAACTGAATCTTTATAGAATCAACAAAATCCATAATGTTCATAGCATTCTTACAAGTTTCATTTAAAAAGAATTGAAGATTAAATGTTTTGTTATGTGAATTATTATTAATATTTGTATTATTTGTTGTATTATTATTTTTTGACATTTCAATAATTATTTTATTTTGTTCAAGTAATAAATCTTTGAACTCTTGATTTTGTTGGATAATATTTAACACCAATTCAGGTGTTATATTATTAGATTGTTCACAAATGTCAAAAAGTTGCGTTTTTTTATCGTCACAAATATTTTGCGAACATATTTTTTTATGTTTCCATAAACCAGAACGTGTTTTAAATTCTTTTTCACAATCACAAATTAGCAACATTTTTGTTTCCAAAATGTTTCCTAGTATATGTTTGCTAGATAAAATATGTTTATCAAAACTACTTTTTCGACTAGTAATATAGTCACAATTATTACAAGAATAATTTATCGCAACTTTTCGCAACTTTTTTGTTTCCAATGTTTCCATATATTAGAAACATATTATATTACTAAATCATTTTTTTATTAAAATATAAAAAATTATGCTAACAAAATGAAAAAAAAATAATTAGTCGTGAGACCTTAATTTTTCATTATGCAGCAAAAACATGTTTTTTCCAAAAGTCTTAAGCCTCTTTTCAAAAATGGACATTTATAAATGTCCAAAAACACTTTTACCTTTGACTTTTTGAGACACTTTTTCGCATTTTTTGTAAATTTAGAATATATATTGAAAAAGTAACTTAAAGAACCTTATATTATATTTTGCCAAAGTGGCTTAAAGAACCAAACCTAGCTTTTTTATACAAAAAAGAAACAAAAAAGGAAATAAAAAAAAGAAAATATTTATATTTTAAAAAGCTATACTAATCTACTACTAATTTTTTAACTACTAATTTTTTAACTACTAATTTTGGACTACTAATTTATTTTTTTGGCTTTCCTTTTTTCATCTTTTTCATCTTCAGTCTGGTATCGTACTCCTCGATTGCTTTGTAAGCTCCATACACTCGGATTGGCGGGCACTCGTCAAACACAGGATTGACACGACAAGGCACAAATTTGTGAACAACGTAAGTGCTCTGATGTCTCAAGTCTTCTAGGATATCTGGGCGCATTTGTTGAGTGCGATGACTAACGTAAACTTTGATTTGTTTTCGCATATAATTTGCGTCCCAATGTTGGTAACAGCTTTCTCCTTTTAAATATCCTGTGAAATCTGGAGATTCAAGCTGAAATATACTGTTCAAAACAAACCCAACTTGAGGTTTTGTCCAGCCTTCAATTAACCCCATAATGCGACCAGTATTTTGAATAACCCAGTTGTCAAAAAACTCGAATTTAATCGAAATTCTCATTTGTGTTACCACTGAAGAAAACTGACCAACAAGTATTTGAATTTCATCTGGTAAAAAGCTAATGCGAACTAATAACTGACGTTCTTCGTTAGCCTCTACTAACTTATCTTTTTCTTTTTTAATTTTTCCTTGTTCATTCTCTGAACACACGGAGTGAATTTTTAAGTAACTCATTTTGTAAAAGTGTTTGTAAAAGTGTTGAAATATATAAAAAGTGCTTTAAAGCGAATAATGATTTTTTATATATATTTTATATAAAAAATGTAAAATCATTTAATTAGTAAAAAAAATTTCTTGGAATTTTTTTTGGCTAAAGAACCATATCTTCAAAAGTTTTTCAGTTTAAGTAGCATACTGTAACCCAGCGTTGCCACCGACAAACGTTACCATGTTAATTCTTTCTTCAAAGAGTACTAAATTGAAATTATAATCATATATTCTCCAAGTTGGCTTATTAATACCGATAATATCACCTGTATCAGGGTCACAAATAGTTAAAATTTGCGCTAAAGGATCCAATTGTGGAATAACTGTTGTAAACTCAAATTCAATCTGATTAAAACGATTCATATTTATCGCACCAGATGGCTGTAAATTATAAGGTGATGTATCCAAACAAAAATTATAACAATATAACCCATCCGGAGCATTGCTAGCAGTTCTTGTATATTTTTCAATAAAATTATAAACACCTGCTGGTTGAATGTTCTCTCTATATTGGCCATCCAAAAGGATTCCAAGACCTAATAATATTTGTTTAATATTCTGCATGCTATAATCGCCTGTAATCATTAGACCACTTAAGGTTCCGTCAGGATTTAATCCTGGACCAAATGTCGCAGGCGGTGGATTCGGATTTGTATAACTACCTTCCGTAGGCGCCAATTGTAAATCATTTGGTATATAATTGTATGGCCAGTTTGTGTAATTAGACCATTCATTTCTTAAATTGGCATCACTTCGCTGTAAATACCACATCCAACTTGTTACTAAACCAATTGATTCTAATTGAATTTTGTTTGGTCCTGTTACATTATAGAATATATTCTCGTGTACTTGCTTAAATAAATACTTTTGTTCATTTTTTGCGAAGAGTTTAACTTCATCATTAGAGAGAAAAGCATAGGTACAATTTAAATTTATATCAGAGTTCCAAATTGTTCTTGTATCTATATATGATGTAGGACCTAACTCAATATCAGGTGGAGGTTGAAGAAATCTATAAAATTGTTGATAATATTGATTGAAATTCGGTGCGATATAAGGAAAATTATTTGTGTAATCAAATACGTCACGAATTCTGAATAACTCATTAATTGGTCTAAATGTAACTGTTATATGTAATTCATTGTATTGTAAAGCTACTAAAGGAAACGCTTGTTGAGTTTTTAATCCAAACCACGAATTTAACGGAATGTAAATTATTCTGCCACGTATTGAGGGTTCAGCTCCAGCTGGGTTGGTTGTATAATAAGCATTTGGATACGCATTTACACGAGTTCCCGCATTTGCCGGGTCATTAAGCTCTGGCACATTTCCAGACATTTGGTCGAATAAAGCTTTCTTACCTGAGGTAAAGTCTCTCTGAACTGATGATAAAAGATATTGTCCAGAGTATTGTTGAAGTGTTTGATTTCCACAAGTGATTAATATTTCGCTTACCATTTGTGCTCCAATATTGTCAATCCATTTGAATTCGTATGGAGCCCAAGGAGTATATATAGTTTCACCTACTGAATTTACAACCGTTTGGGGCGGCATAATTCCAGACCATATGTTCGGAAGCTCTACGCTGAGATAGCAGTCCATAAGAAGGTCTCCATATCTAGGCATTTTAAAGGTAAATGTAGATTCTTCATTGAGACGCAATGTACGAGCACCTTCGAAGTCCACACGAAATTTCTGGAGACCAAAGTTTGTGTATTTTTGATAAACAGACTTGAAGAAGGTTTTTTGCGGATTGCCGTTTAATATTATGTTTTGTTGTCCAGATGAAACAAGATTAAGTAAACCACCTCCCATACTTTTTAATTAATATATATAGTTATTTAATTCTAAATCAATTATATTCATCATAATATAATTTAATTATTTCTAATAATTCTGTATTTTCTTCCTTTTTAATTCTCTCTATTTGTCTTTCTATTTCTTCTTTTAAAACAGGCAAACGCGTATAAAGCATAGGATTAACTGATTTATTATTTTTATTTATATATTTATCAGGATTAAATCTAATAAAAACAAATTTTCCTGAATGTAACATATACAAATCATCATACCTAATTTCTTCATCTTTTTTATCATAACTCTTATGCTGATGTTCATCTGTTTCAATGCATAAAAGAGTATTTCCAATTAAAACACGATGGTCTATTCTTCTCCTATTGGTACAATCACAATTACCAGTATATAATGGTTTATCGTGTTGAAATCCTTCAAAATTCGCATTTATGTAATCTCTTACACCAATTTCTTTTGTTTTACATCTAATTTGATATGATAAAGGGTCTAAAGGAAATAAATTTTGATAACAATTACAACAATAACCTTTATATTTTTTATTAGGTCTTGAACCTAAGCAAAAATTTGCTTTACATTTTTCATGTCCTATAATATCTATCATATTTACAAGCTTGTGTGATGCACAATAAATAGGTGTTATTTCTCCTTCATAATTATAATTAGGTCTTATTTTACAATTTTCAACATTACAAGTTTTATGTGTAACATCATTCATATTTTCAAGTTTGTGTTCATAACAATATAATCCTTTTTTTTCATCACTATAATTAAAATTAGGTCTTAATTTACAATTTTCAAAATTGCAAGTTTTATGTTTTATATCAAGCATATTTTCAAGTTTATGTTCGAAACAATATACAGGTGTTATTTCTCCTACATAATTATAATTAGGAAGAGTTTTACAACCTATATATACACATTTTTTAGATTTAATATTTACCATATTTTCAAGCTTATGTTCACCACAATAAAGCAATATTGTTTCACCTTCATAATTACAAATTGGTGATTTATTACATTTTTCGTACTTACATTTTTTATTAGTAACAATTATCATATTTGGTAATTTATGTAACGAACAATAAATACCATTTTTTTCATCAGCAAAATTATAATTTGGTTGGGTTTTACAATTTTCAAAATTACAAATTTTATTTTTAATATTTATCATATTTGGTAATTTATGCGAAGAACAATATAACGCACAAGTTTCATTTTCAAAATTAAAAACTGGCAATATTTTACAATTTTCAAATATACAAGGCTTAGATTTTATATTTACCATATTTTCTTTTTTATGTTCTAAACAATAAATAGCTTTTGATTCATTTTCAAAATTGAAAGCTGGTCTTAATTTACAATTATCTCCTTGACATATTTGACTAGATAATTTATAATCTTCTTTATGGTCTTTACATCGTAAGGGTTTACCATAATTTTCTCCATAATTTGCGTATTTTCTACAAGTCTCAAAGTCACAAATCTTCGGCATTCTATATAATATACTAAATATTATATCTTTAAGTATATTACTCCTTACTATTTATTTTAATGGAGTAATTCTCCTAAATATTTCTAATATAAAATATAAAATATAAACTGAAAAACCTTTTAAGATACAACTCTTTAGCCAAATAAAATTCTTAGAATATTTACTATTTTAATGAATTTATATAATAAATATAAATTCATTAAATTCATTTTTTGCTAAAAGCACTTTAAAACAATCTTTATTATTCATATAATTTAAAAATGGTATTTATATACATACTTCAGTTAGAACAAAGAAAATATTATATCGGAAAAACAAATAATCCAACTTTTAGATTAGAAAATCATTTTGGTTCAAATGGTTCTGCTTGGACCAAAAAATATAAACCAATAAAAGTAATAGACTTATTACCAAATTGTGATGATTATGACGAAGATAAATATACAAAAAAATATATGGCAAAATATGGAATTAAAAATGTTCGTGGAGGGTCTTATGTTCAAATAGAACTTAGTGAATTTCATACAGAAGCATTAAAAATGGAGATTTGGGCTGCGAATGACCGATGTACGCAATGTGGAAGAGAAGGGCACTTTGTAAAAGATTGTTATGCTAAAACTGATATTTCGGGAAATAGAATAGAATATGAAGAATCATCTGATGATGAATGCGAAGAAGAAGAATCATCTGACAAAGAATGTGAATGGTGTTGTGAATATTGCGATAGAACATTTACAACTGCTTTTGGAGCTGGTGTTCATGAAAAATCTTGTAAAAAAAAGAATTCCAACCAAGACACTTGTTTTAGGTGTGGAAGAGAAGGCCATTATGCTACAACTTGTTATGCTTCGAAACACATTAAAGGATATTATCTTAAATAATATTCAATCAATTATAAAAATATATAACTTTTTTTATTTTAAAAATAATATAATATATTAAAGTATGTCTAGTTCAGCACCAGCAGCAAATCCATTAAATAATGCTTTAAGCTCAATTTCTAATATGAAAGACGATTTTATTTCTAATATGATTTTAGGCTTTATTTTATTATTAGTTATTCTTATGATTGTATACATTATATATTTAACAAAGCTACCTACTAAGGAATGCTCTTTTATGAATGATATATACGGTTCATTAAATGGTAATATACGTTCGATAGATGAGAGTGATCCTGATTGTGCCTATAATTTAAATGAATATTATGTTAAAACTGCTTATAATGCTTGCTCAGGCGGTAGCTATAAAAATGATTTTGTTGACATTTGTAATTTAAAAGCTGTTTTAAAACAAGGCGTAAGAGGATTAGATTTTGAAGTATATTCAATTGATAACAACCCTGTTGTAGCAACATCAACAGCTGATAATTTTTATATAAAAGAAACATATAATTCAGTAGATTTTACTGATGTTATGAATACAATTCAAAACTACGCTTTTTCTGGTAGCACCGCGCCTAATTTTACTGACCCAATAATTATTCACATAAGATTTATGTCAAATAATCAAAATATGTACACAAATTTAGCAACACTTTTAAAATCATATGATACAATATTGTTAGGAAAAGAATATAGTTATGAAACTTTTGGGCATAATCTTGGAGGTGAGCCATTGCTAAACTTTATGAATAAAGTAATACTTATTTTTGACAGAAGTAATACATCATTTTTAGAAAATAAAGATTTAATGGAATATGTGAATATGACAAGTAATTCTATATTTATGAGAGCATATAATTATTATGATGTTAAAAATAATCCTGATTTAGAAGAATTGAGAGAATATAATAAAAGAAATATGTCCATTGTTTTTCCAGATAGCGGCAGCAATCCAGTAAATCCAAATGGTATTTTATCTAGAGACGCAGGATGTCAAATGGTAGCAATGCGTTATCAATTTGTAGATAATTTTTTATTACAAAATACATTATTTTTTGATAATTGTAGTTATGCGTTTTGTTTAAAACCAGAACATTTAAGGTATAAACCTGTAACAATACCTGAAGCAACACCACAAGATCCTGCGTTATCATATGCTACTAGAAATGTTACAACTGATTTTTATAGTTTTGATTTTTAAATATTTTAAATAATATATACTTAAAAATAAATATATATTATTATTAAATGGGATTATTTCAATCGAAACCTAAAGAAGAAACTAAGATTGAAGAAATACGAATCGAAGAAGAAGCTAAGTCTGTTGAAGAAGCTAAGTCTGTTGAAGAAGTTAAGTCTGTTGAAGAAGTTAAGCCTGTTGAAGAAGAAGTTAAAACTACAAGAGAATCTGATGTTTCTTCAGAAACTAAGTCTACGGATGATCCTAAAAAAAGAAGAAGATCAAAGAGAAAAAATAAAAAAGATACAGAGTTATCTTCTTAATTTTCTTCTCTTTGATTTTCTTCTTTTTGATTTTCTAGACCTCTTTGTTTTTCGGTGTCTTTTAGATTTTCTTAATAGTCCTCCAGACTGAGTACCAGATACAGCAGGACCTTGTCTCTCTTTGACATCTCGTTGATTTTGACTTTCTACTTGTTGGGATTGATATGCTTGTTGTATTTGTTTTGCTTCTTGTAAATTTGGTTGAATATCCCAGGGATTTACTTGTTGTTGCATTATATATATATATTATATATATATATAACAATGATTATAATATATTTAAGGCAATAAAAATATTACTTATTTTTTTGACCTTCTTGATTTTCTATTTCTAGTTCTCCTAAATTTTCTAGTTTTTTTCCTTCTTCCACCTATGTGTAACATTTTTTGTTTTATTAATTTATACTCATCTGGTCCTCTAATATAATTATTATTATTTATATTTTTGATACAACTTGGTTTCATTTTTAGTTCCTTTATTTTTTTTGATTCTATGTTCATTGTATATTATTAATATATTATTAATATACTTAAAAATATTAGTATATTATAGTAAAATGGGCTCACATATATCCAAAATTAAAGAACAAAACGCAGTAAATTATCATTGTCCTGTATGTAAAAGTTCAAACAAAATTCCAAATCTAGTTGGAAAATTTATTTTAGTAAACGAACATAATTTTAAGTGTAATGGTTGTAATCATACATTTAACGCAAACATTATACATTCTTCATTTATTAATAAAAAACCTATAACACTTGAGCATGCTATAAAAGTATAATACGTATATAATAATTATATAATTATTATATATACATGAAAAAAGAAAAAATTTGTAAAGACCTATCTTTTGAAGATTGCGAATTAACCATTTTACGTATGGCTGTTGATAAAGCAGAAGAAAAAATTGGTAAGCGTATAGTTAATTCAGAAGAAGTTAAACAAATTATAATAATTGTTGAAAATTTTATTAAAAAAAAAAATCTTATAGTGTATGGTGGATTAGCAATTAACAATATTTTACCAAAAGAAGACCAGTTTTATGATAAGGATGTTGAAATTCCAGATTACGATTTTTTTACAACAAACGCATTAGAAGATGCCAAAGAATTATCTGATATTTATTTTAAGGAAGGATTTACAGATGTCGAAGCCAAATCAGGACAACATCACGGAACATTTAAAGTTTATGTAAATTATATGCCAATTGCGGATTTAACCAACATTCCAAAAGAAATTTATAATGCTTTAAAAAAAGATTCACTGCGCGTAGCAGGTATATTATATGCTCCTCCAAATTTTTTAAGAATGTCTATGTACTTGGAATTAAGTAGACCAGCAGGAGATACAAGCAGATGGGAAAAAGTTCTTAAAAGATTAACTATTTTAAATAAACATTATCCATTAGCCTCAGTAAATTGTCATAATATTGATTTTCAAAGAGAAATGGAAGACACAACTTACGAAGATGAAATTTATGAAACAGTTCAATCTACACTTGTTAATCAAAGTGTAGTTTTTTTTGGCGGCTACGCTTTATCACTTTATTCTGAATATATGCCTAGAAAAATACATACAAAATTAAAAAAAATTGCCGATTTTGATGTATTATCAAATGACCCTGAAATAACGGCTGAAATTATTAAAGAACGTTTAAAAGATGTTAATATTAAAAATGTTAGTATTTTAAAAAGACAAGCAGTTGGTGAAATTGTTCCTGAACATTATGAAATTAAAGTTGGAAATGACTCTATTGTTTTTATATATAAACCAATAGGTTGTCATAGTTATAATGTAATTAAACATAATGGTCAAAGTGTTAAAATAGCTACAATTGATACTATGTTAAGTTTTTCACTAGCATTTTTATATACTAACAGACCATATTTTACTGAATTTTCTGATAGAATTTTATGTATGTCTAAATTTTTATTTGAAGTACAACAAAAAAATAGATTAGAACAAAAGGGTGTGTTAAAACGTTTTAGTATTATATGTTATGGTCATCAAGATTCTATTGAAGAATTAAGAGCTGAAAAAGCAGAAAAATTTAAAGAATTAAAAAATAAAAAAGGTACAAAGGAATATGATGAGTGGTTTTTAAATTATAAACCAGAAGATAAACTAGAAAATAAATTTGAAAATAAACTAGAAGATAAACTTGAAAATAAATCTGAAAAAGATATAAAAAAAACAAATTCTTTAAATACAAAAAAAATAAAAAATATAAAAACAAAAACAAAAACAAAAACAAAAACAAAAACAAAAACAAAAACAAAACCAAAACCTAAAAAAAAGAACTACCTGCTGAATTTTTGGGGAAAAAATAAAACACGTAAAAATAGAAAACAAATATACTAATTTGGTATTATTTATATACAATAATTTTGTAATAAAATTACATATGTTTCATATGTTATTTTTGATAATATTTTGTATAATGTATAATCTTTAATTTCATTAGAAGTATATTTTTTTATTAAAAATACTAAATATATAAAATAAATCAATATTTTTTCTATAACTGATTTTAAATAAATCCTAGCTCTGTTAAACAGTGACCACTCATTAACATAACTACACATATCTGTATTTGTTTGTTTAATAAAAAAGTTATGAATATCTAGTACTCCACTTAAAATTCTATGAAAATTTGATTTTTCATTTTTTATATTTATTAAATACTTAATTTTATCATATCCAAATAGATCTAGATGTAAAATTTTTCTATCATTTCTAACTTTAAATATATACGGAAATATACCATCAATATATTTATTTTCAAATAAAAGATTTCCATCCATAAAAAACGGAATATAACTAGATTTTATTATTGTGTTTATTATTTCTTCTTTATTTTTATAAGTACATTTTGTTTTACTTTTTCTTTTTTTAATATTTGTATATGTAATATAAAAATTATTATTTACTTTATTACAAATATCATCCGGAATTTTATCTTTTAATATTGAACGAAGAACTTGACTAATATTTAAGTTATGATCTTTTTTTAATTGTTCAAAAATAATATTATAAAAACTTTCTGAGATATCTAAACAGTCAATTATATAAAGAAAAGCACCAATAGATCCTATACTACACCCTGATATTCTACATACTTTAATATAGTTTCTCTTTTCCATTTCTTTTAAAAAATATAATGCTCCAACTAAATAACTACCATTGAATATACCACCATCTAATACTAAATCCAGATTTATAGGATTTTTAGTATTTTTTAAATCTTCTGGCAAATTTTCAATAAATTTTTCAACATATTGATTTATCATATTTATAATTAGTATAATTGATTATTTTACTAATTATAATTGAAACGAATTTTATATAAATTAAAACTTTCCAAAATGTGTTGTTATCTTATTTAACGTATAAAAAAATAATCCAAAAAGTATACTTGTAAATAAAAACCCATTTATATTTAAATTTCCATCAACAGAGAAAAGAATAGGAAAATAAGTAAATAAGTTTTTTTTAAAAAACGGTAATTGAAATAAAAAATACAATACTGCTAATAATAAAGGTGTTTGAATTTCACTATACATTTCATCAAGTGACTCCGCATTTTGCGTATTTTTATTATAATTATTTATCATATCTTCATTTGTTTCGTAATTTTTAATATAATCTGGTTGTTGGATAATTTCAGGAACATAGTTTGGTTGTACATATGGATCTGTTGTAATTCCGCTTGTGCTCATAGGAATATCTCTTGATGGTAATTGTGTAGATCCTGTAATGCTAGCTTGTTGAAGACCACTTACAATTTGACTTATAGTAGTTTGATCTAAACTTATTCCAGAATTATTTTGTGATGTTTGTTTAATTTCACTAGAATTTATAGATATATTATTACTAACATTACCGCCTCCAGCTGGGTCAGTTGGTAAGTCTAAAATATTAGTTGTATCACTCATAATTATTATAAAGAATGATTGATTATAGTAATTACGCAAAATTTATTATTTTTTTATCTACACTACATTTTGTTGATTCAGGTAAGTATGTATAACATTTATTATCATACTTATGTATTTTATCTTGTATTTGGTCTAAATGCGGAGCATTAAAAAATAAACATTGCTTATCCTTGCAAACATTTCTAAATAAAGAAGCTAAACCAAAACCTAGTAAAATAGACATTAATAATTTTCCTGTTTCAGTATGTACAAATTTTCCTAGATGCATTGTTAATATAATAAAATATTAATATAAAATTAATATTTATTGATGTTTTATTGATATTTTATTGATTATAAACTTTAAGAGGCTTGTATTGGTATGCTAGTTATTTTTGATTCATCGGATGGACAGCTAACCTCAACTTGTTTAAAATAAAAACAATTGTCAGCATTATCCTTAAATAAAACCTTATCTACATTTTCTGGTGAAGGATAAATCAAAATTTTTTTCATTTTAGGTCCTAAAACATAAACAAAAAATAATCCTATAGCAAAACTAATTATAAATACTGGAATTGATATGTAGTTTAATAACATTTATAAATAATATATATATTAAAAAATAATTCTCATCCTTATTACACTAATAATAAAATATACCTACCGTGTTATTAATTGAGATCTATCTGGATAGAAATAATCATATATTTTTCCTTCAAGTCTGTTTTTAAACCAGTCATCTGCTTGTTCCTTAGTTATTTTATTATCTGGTTTACCAATCTTTTCTAAATCTTTTAGATAATCGGATATTAAGCTTTTATTATTATTAGTTACTTCATTATAAAAATCATTACCAAAATCAAATGAACCATCTTCTAGTCGTGTTGGTGGAAATATAACATTTCTAGGATATACAAATTTAAGAGTTTTCATTTCTTTATTATTTATAGCATATGAGTCCATCGATTCTTGTAACCAATCAAGATCTTTAGATAAAATCTCTTTATGTTTTTGGGAAAGTTTATTCCACGATAGTTTATAGTCCTTATCTTGCCATGTAATTGTTCCATCTGGACCAATTATTGGTAATTTTGAAGGAATATCTTCTTGAGTTTTTTCTTCGCTTGATGAACTTTCAGCAATTATTAATTTTCTAGTTTTAGTTTTAGGTGTTTTTTTGTTACCTTTTTTGGTTTTTCCTTTTGATTCAAATACACCAAATACATAACTAATTACTTCAGTCTCAAATGGAGCTTCTAAACTTTCTATTGTAGTTTTTTTTTGAACTAAATGATGCTCGTTTGTATCTTCGTCATATTCTACATTATTGTACATATATTTTAGATTTCTGATTTTTTCTAGCATACCAATTTGAGGTGGATTTTCAGAAATACCAGGCTTATTCATAAGTAAATCAGCATAATTATTTCTTATAGTATCTTCAATTAATTGAATGTTGTTATCTGTATTCGCATCTTGGATATCTTTATTAATATTTTTTATAGTTATGTAATATTCTGACAATAATTCTTTTAATTCAGTTTTTTTCTCTTCATTATCTGTTTTATTTATTAATATTTCCATAAAAAAATTTTTAAAATCATATGTTTCATTTAAAATTGGTTTTAATTCCTCAAATATGTTAATAGCCTCTTCAGCCTTAATATAACCAAAAAGTAATTCGTTTTTTTTTTGAATGATTATATTTTTATATTCATTAATGGTATTATCTAGTAATTTAATATTATTTTCTAATGAGTCTACCCTGTCTATTTTAAGTTTTATACTTAATTTACAAGGTTTTACTCTATCACCGCAAACTGCTGATATAATTTTAAAACCATTATATTCATCATCTGAAAATTTACTAGAAAAAAATGTTCCAACTGGTCTTTTACAATTTATACATTTTGGTTTTAATTTTTGAAAAATACTTCTTTTTTCATTCCAACTTAATTTTTTATTATTAATTATGTCTCGTTTTTCTTTATTATATGATGTTTCGTATAATGTCTTAAATTGATAATAATTATTTAATGCCTCATCGAATGATATCATTATATAATATAATTATATATATTTCTATTATTTTATATTATTTTATATTATTTTATATTATATAATACTTAAAATTTAAACTAAATTATTTTCCTTCTGCTTCTTTTTCTTTTACTTCTACTTCTTTTTCTTTTACTTCTACTTCTTTTTCTTTTACTTCTACTTCTTTTAATTCTTTTTCTTTTACATTTACTTCTTCTAGTTAGGTTACCTCCTAATTTGGTTCTTCCTCGTGACTTTTGTTTTTTTTCAGGGATAATTACTGCTGATTCTACCACATCTACAGCAGCTAATGTAGGACCTCCATCAGCAGCAAATAGAGGATCTACGGCTAATGGAGGATTACCATTGTCAACAACACATCTTGATATTGCGGCATCTAAAGCTGGAATAAAACTTGGTAAAACTAATTGTAAAAATTGGTCATTTGTTGGTTCTAATTGTTGTGGAAAATATTTTTCCATAATTTCTACATCGCTTCTCAAAGGTACAAGTCCTAGTTTATTGTTTTCCTTATACAATGATGTAGCACATGATGGATCAAAATGATCTACAAAAATACCTAATTCAAAAAATATAATATATATATCAAATAATGACGCGCAATCTAGTGGCTTACCGTAATCTGATCTTTTTATAGGGTGATTGTTTGGCTTACCAATATTACTAAAAACTTTATTTATTGAGTCGGCTAATTTTTCAGATAATTCTATACCTTTTGCTAAAAACATATTCAAAATAAATTGTTTATTTTTATCTATAAAACTTCTATCAGCTGGATCTAAATTAAACCTATCATCAAAATGTAATCCAATATTAAAAAACTTTAATATTTGAAGTCCATAGAAACAATGCATATCTGTTCTTTCTCTAGAATTTGGACCAAAATAAATATTCTTATTAGGTGTTAATTTATCAATTATATATCTTTGATAAGGTATATTTCCTTGTTCAAATTGTATTCGATCATATTCATTGTGATGGTCAGCATAAGGCTTAGCTTGAAAAAATTTTTTAATGGCTTTGTATTTAGGGGTTTGTGAATCACTGTCTCCTGTATTAAATTCTTCAGGATCTACATTAAAAAAATCAATACCATCTAGTGTTATTGTACCTTTTAAATACGCTGGATTAGTTTTTCTTAACTCTATTCTTGTTCTATCGAATAATTCATTACTATTGGTTTCTTCATTAGCATAATTACTAAATAAAGAAACTAAATTATTATTTTCAGATGATGTATCACAAGTATATAATCTACTCATCTTATCTACTGAAATCATATCTGCTTCAATACCAGGAGAAGCAGCACTTGAATATTTAATAGTTAATAAATATTTAAAAAATAATTCTTTACGTGTATTATCATCACCAAAATATTCATTTGCCGCTGATTCTAATGTAGGAACTGTCAAATCACGTTCTTCTTGTTGATTTATTAGTTCACCATGACCACTAGTGTAAAAAACCACACTTTTTCTTCTACTGATGTCACACATATCATTTCCAAGTAATGCTGAAATATCATGAATTCTTTTTTCTAACTTAGGAGTGGCGTCTTCTATTAATTTTAATCTATTTCTAAAATGTTCGTCTAAAGCCTCATAATTAAAAAATTCACTATTTAATTTATCTAAATTAACTAAATTAACGTCTTTTACAGTAGCGCTCTTTTTTTTTCCACCGGGATTACTTGCATTTATTACCTTTTGTAATTCTTCTTGTTTTTTTGCTATTTTTTTTTGTTCTTCTCTAGATAATGGTAATAAAAATTGCGCATACATTACTGCTTCATCTTCAAAAATATCATGATTCTCAGGTAGTAAATTATTTAAAAAACTCCATCGTGGTTTTTCAGGTATTTTTTTACTAGACATAGTTAAATATGTATATATAACTATAAAATTATTATTAATGGTGATTAACTTTTATTTTTATTATTTATTATATCATATTCACTATCCCATCCAGGTAATCCACTAATTAATTCTTGATGTGCTGTTCTTTTAGCCTCTTGAAATGTTTTAACTTTTGATAATATATATTGTTGTTTTTCTTTATTTTTTCTTTCTTTTTCTACTTGTGTCAGTCTACCTTTGTATTTATAAAATAATATTGCTCCTAAAATTAGCAAAAATCCGACAAGTAAACCTATATTTATTAGTATATTATTATAATTACTTTTGTATATATGACACTGTTTAAGTGTTTCACTTAAAAAAAATTTAATTCCTGGTTCTGTTAATTTTGGGTTTTCGAACTCATTGAAATCCATAATAAATACTTTTATTAAACTAAAAAATATTATACACAATATCTATATGGCTAATTCTTATATAAATATTGTTACTTTTATATTAACTACAATATTTTATTATATGGCACTAAAGCCTAATTTATCATATGATGTTATAGTAGATGTAAAAAAATATGAAGAATATAATAAAAATACCTATTTATATTTAGGTATTTATTTAGTACTAACAATGTTAATTCAATTTGGTGTAAATGCTTCTGTTATTTCTACAACTTGCGGAGGAAGTATCACTGAAAACATAGGAGCAGCTGGAATTTTAACATTTATTCCTTGGACACTAATATTTGGAGTTATAATTATAGTTTTAATGATTTATCCTGGATTTAAAAGCGCTTTTTCTGATGTAATTGGATATTTTTATATTTCTAGTTCTGCTACAAAAATAATTACTGAACTACTAGTAAATAGAGATGTGGAAAAAAAATTAACTGGTACAGAAACTAAAGAAGAAAAGGAAGCATTAGATGATGCTGCTGATATTATTGTTAAAATTTGTGGTAATACATCTATATTAATAAATCAAATTGTTCCTGATAATTTTTTAAATTATTGGAAGATTTTAAATCCATTGATGAAATTAAAATATAGAGATGATAATTCACAAGAAACAAAAGATATTAGACAACAATTATTTGAATTAGTTGTAACAAGAGATAATATTGGTGAATCATTATGGTATATTTATACTGGTATTTTATTAACATCAATTGTTCAACTTAAAATTACAACTAGAGGTTGTAATAACAACTCTGCTACAATGGAAAAAAATTACAAAGCTTTTTTAGATAAAGAAGCCGAAGAAAAAGCTAAAAAAGCAGAGCTTGATAAAACAGTGTATACAATAACTAACTAAATTTTTTATCTATGGTTACCTCCCTAGCTATTTTCTTCACTATTTTATCAGCTTTTTCAGCATCATTATCGCCTGAACCTCCCATTGCCTCTATTATAATATGATTATACTGATCACTCTTTTTGGAATCACTATAGATACAATCTGGATACTTTGCTTTCCATTCAGGAAGCGCACAAATATTCTTATGAGAAATATATTTGATTGCCTTTTTTATTTTTTTATTATCTGAATCTTCTTTTTCCCAAACATTTGCGTCTTTAACATACAAGGAATCTCTTTTAGGATCACTACAGTGTACAGGTCTCATATTTTCATCTAATGCTTTTAAATTTTTAATAATAAGCTTAGACATACCATTAACAAATCCTAATTCTCCAATGCTTTCTATATCACAAAGTTGAATCTTAATTGAATCTACGAAATCCATAATATTCATTGCGTCTTTACATGTTTCATTTAAAAAAAACTGAAGATTAAAGGTTTTGTTATGACTATTGTTCATTGAATTATTATTATTTGTTATGTTAATATTTTTTGATAATTCTATTATTGTTTTATTTTGTTCAATTAATAAATCTTTGAATTCTTGATTTTGATTAATAATATTCATTATCAATTCAGATGATATAGAGTTTTCATATTGTATTATATTTGAATCTTCTTTTTCTAATTTTTCTTCCTTTTTATTTTGAAAACATTTTTTTTTATGTCTCCATAAACCAGAATAATCTTTATATTTCTTATTACAAATTTCACATATATGGTCTGTGCTTAAAGATTGCTTAATTTCATTGCTATTTATTGATTTTATGTGTTTAGCACTCAAATTATGATTATATAAATTGCTTTTTCTCTCGGTTATGTAGTTACATTTTTCACAACAAAAAAGCTTGCTTAATTTTTGCTTAATTTCATTGCTAATCATTGCTTAATATATCAATATATTTTAAATCTAAATACTTTTTAAAATAAATTATAAAAAATTATGCTAACGTTTTGGAAAAAGTATAAAAAGTCGTGAGACGCTAATTTTCAATTATGCAGCAAAAACATGTTTTTTCCAAAAGTCCTAAGCCACTTTTGCAAAATGGACATTTATAAATGTCCAAAATCACTTTTACCTTTGACTTTCTGAGACACTTTTTCTCACTTTTTAGAATATATATTGGAAAAGTAACTTAAAGAACTTTATTACTTATTTATAGAATATACCATTTAAAAGAATTTTGGATTAGCAATATAATATACTACAATTAAGTAGCATACGATTCCTAAAACTATTGATAATAGCCAAATAGGTAATATTGTTTTATTTTTATATCCAACACCAAACTCTCTTATACTACCATCAGTTTTGTATAAAAATAATGGCTTAGATAACTGAATAATTGAAAAAATAGTAACAAATAAAATAATAGATACAAGTGTTACATTATCTCTAATAAAATTACGGTACATTTATATATAATTATAACAATTTTTTATAATTATATTTTATATTTTTATCGCTAAATAAAGAAGTTAATATTGTTATGTATTATACAATAATGTCGTACATTTGTCCTTTGTGTAAAATAATGCCTTCTAGTCATTCATTAACAAAAGTTTTAGAAAAAAAAGGAATAATATATTATTATACTTGTCCATCAAAAGCTATATTATATTATGATGTAAAAGGTATAGTAAATCATTATGATGGTGTTTTAAGTGAAATACCAGAAAACAAAGAATGGGTTTGGATATTTGATAGTTTAGGTTTTAGTTTTATACACGCAACCCAAACAAGTGTTGCTATTGAATTAGCAAAATTAATTTCAAATAAATTTAGTAAAAATCTTAAAAAAATAATTATAATAAATCCAACATTTTATATTACAATAACATATAAAATGCTAATGCCTTTTTTAAATACTAAGGTAAAAGATATTATTGAAATGAATTATGAATCAAAGAGTGTAGAAGAAATAGTTTAATAAACTAAAATATTTAATTAATATATGGATACAAAATATTTATTTTATATTACATTAGTAATTTCAATTATCGTTCAAATAATAACAGGAACAATAGAAATAGCAGCATTTTTTGTAAAAGTTCCAACTATTTATACAATAATAAGACAATTACTATTAATAGAATTAATTGTTCAATTTTTTGAAGGTTTGTTTTATGTTTGGTTAGCTTATAATTTTACTAAAGTATTAAATATTACACCAAAAAGATATATAGATTGGGTTATTACAACTCCAACAATGTTAATAACATTAATTATATATTTAATTTATTTGAATAAAAAGGTAGAAAATAAAACAAATGAATTAGATTTTTTTACACTTTTTAAAGATAATTTAAATGTTATTGTACCTGTAGTGGTATTAAATTGGTCAATGTTACTTTTTGGTTATTTGGGTGAAATAAGAGCTATCCCAGTTTTGCTTGGAGTATTTCTAGGTTTTATACCATTTTTAATTTATTATTATCTTATTTATGTAAATTATGTAACTCAAAATTCTAGTGGATATTTATTATTTTGGTATTTTTTCTTTTTTTGGTCATTATATGGTATTGTAGCAGTTTTACCTTATTATCTTAAAAATTCGCTTTACAATATATTAGATTTGTTTGCGAAGAATTTTTTTGGTATATTTTTAAGTTATATAATATTTTCTGGAAATTATTAAACTTTTTAATATTATTTATAATAAATAAATTATAAATAATAAATATTTGAAAAATGGACTTTAAGAATCAAAATCTTCGCCATTTTGATCATCGTCTTCTTCATAATTACCATCATCACCAGTAAAAGCTGTCATATCTAAATTTTCCATATCAATTTCATTATCAATAAGACCATCGTCAACAGTTTCCATAAATTCATCCATATCGATATTTTGACCAGTAGAACTATTGTGTTTTGCTAATTTTTGTTCGTATTGCATCATCTTTTCCATATCTTCTCGTTCTTCATCAAAATTATCTTTTACATATGTTGTTAGTCCTTTTTGAAGCCCTTTACTCCATACTCCTAATTTATTAATCTTTAAAATTGTATCAACCTCTCTTCCTTCATCAGATAATCCTTGAAGTCTTGAAGTAATATTATTTTTCTCTCTTTCTCTTATCTTAAATGTCAAATCCATAATATTTTCATATGAATAATTAGTTTTATGTCTATTTTCTTCTATTGCCTGTATAAAAACTACTAAAAGATTTGAGACTTTTTGTTTTAATTCTCGTTTATTTCCTTTAAGTATTGAAATATCTTTAGAACTAGATTCAAAATCAATCCCTGTTGACAAATCATCTAAATATTCAACAGTAACTAAATCATCAACAGTAACTTTTCTAGTAGCTTCTCTAACTATCATTCGATCATTTTCCGCTAAATCAATATAATTAGTTAAAACTTTTAAAATATAGTATTCGAATAAAAATTTGCTTGTTCTTTCATCAAACACAGGTTTTAATTCCTTTCCTTTGTATTTAATTGAAGAAAACGAAGGTGTAATATCTGACAAAACAATTATATTTTCGCATACTTGTTGTATTTGTGTTAAAATATCATATAATGATTGATCTTCATAAAAAACTCTGAATTTTTCATAATGCCCACTAACTGAAGCTTTTACGTCATTTTTATGCCTTCCGGATAAATCCCAATGTGTGGGTACAGTTATATCACTGTAATCAACTTTATTTAATATCATATTTGGAAATACCTTAACAAAATTTTGAATAAATGTTTTGAAAAACTGTATAACATTATATAATGAATCAGACGAAATCTTATCTTCACTCCTATTAGATTTTATTGATTCCCAATTAGAAATATTTTCAATTGTTAAAGTTATATTACTTAAAATCTTTTTTGATGTTGAAATGCCTTTATTTTTTGTTATAAATTCAATTATATCTGTTTTCATAACGGCAATGTTTTTTATTAAAAAATTATTTAAGTCTTTTGATTCTTGTGTGGCAGTTTCTGAAGCAATACTGAATGTATCTAGCGCACTTTTAATTAAATACTTGAATGATTTTTTACCTTCGTCATTGTTTTCAGGATCAATTGGATTAATTGTATCTAAGTTTAATAATAACTTATCAATTGATGAAACTACTTGAAGAGTTGTATCAATGTGAATTATATTTTGTTGACTTACTAGTTGTATTAACCTTAAAAATGACTCATTTGAATAATTTTTACCAGCAAGCTTAAGTTTTGAAATTATTTCATCGGATGAATCCTTTTCAGAAACTTCGGGCTTTTCTACACATAACGATAATAATTTTTCATTAATAGGTATTAGTGATTTAAAATGGCAAAAATAAATAAATGTTAAAAATATTGTTTTATCATCAAATTTTTGTGGTAATGGTGGATAAATATTTTTAGTATTGTTATTACTAAACATTAATATTGCTTTGGAGTAATTAACAATATCTACCATTAAATTAGAAAGTCTTTGGACTGTATTATTATATTCTGTTATATCTCCATCAGCATCCTCAAAATATTGTATTGTTGTCTGATTTTTTCTTTCATTACAACAAGAGTTCTCAAGATATGCTTCATTATTTGCTTTTGTTAATAATAGAGTTTTTTTATTAATAATATTTTGAATTTTTTCTTGAATAGCTAATGAAAACATAATTATTTTTGATTGAATTTCTAATATTTTTTCTCTTTGATCTGGTAATCCATTTATTAAATCTTGTTTTAATTGTTTTTTAAATTCTGGTGAAACATCATTTAAATTTCTAATTGAAAAAGAAAATAATGGAGGTAAAAACTGACTCCAGTTTTTTATATCATGTGCTTTTGGTATTTCAGATTCTTGATTAGTTAAAAGATATTCTGTTTTTTCATCCATCTTTCGTTTAACTTCTGGTAAATCGATTAAGTATTCATCAATAAAAGATTTGATTTTTTTAGAAATATCTTCTGATTTTGATCTAGATAGTGTATACCACGGAGTACTTTTGCTTTTCATATTAAAAACTACACATGAAATGTAATTTAAACTACTTAAATCTCCTGTTCCATCAAATGGATAACCAATAAATGATTTTTTACAGTTAGGAAATGTTTTTCTTGTTTTAATAGAAGGGATTGATGTTTGAATAGCAATTAAAATCATACCAATTGTATAATTTAAAATAAGACTATTTTGAATAAATTCAAAAGATGGTATTGTTTTACCACTAGCTAATTTTTCTGTAACTTGTCTTTTATAATCAAATTCATTTGGCAGAGTATTTTTTAAAGTTTCTGTAACCGTATTAATAATAAAATCTTTTTGTGTTTCTATATTAATACCCATTTCAAATGAAATCGAATTTATTATATTATTTATCATTACAATTTCTAATGAAACAGGTTTAAGAGGTTGCACAGAAGCAGTAATAATTTTACTACCAGCATCTTTTTCTAATACTGAACGCGTTGAAATTTTGAATCCTGCCTCATATCCTTCCTCTACACTAAAATCTATTTTTTTTATTTGCCAACCACAATTTTCATCTACCCAATAGTCACCGTCATCACTTTGTTTTGAACCAAGTTTAACAATAATAATATCAATTTCGTCTTGAAAATTAACATTTGAATTAAAAAATATTGTTGCTATATCAAATTTAAATTTTGGTAGTAGTGGTTTGTTTGTTGTAGTACAATATAGCCAATGTTCTGATTCAGCTTCACCTAATGGTCCGGTAAATGGAAAATACGATTTTCTTGTAAATTTATTGACAAACCTAATAATATCATTTTGTTGCTTAACAAAATCTTCCTGTGATAATATTAAATCTCTTAAATTTAAATATGGAGAAACAATATTAACAACACCTTCTTCTGTTGTATGACTTATATTATATTTTTGATTATTATATTTTAACATTTTTTCATTTTCAAGATTAATTAATAATGGAAGTAAATTTATATTATATGTAAATTCATTATTTATTTTTTTATCAAAATCTTCTTTTGACATAGAATATTTTTTATCAAACTCATTTATTATATTTTTTAAAAGATTATTTTGTAATTCAAACTTATTTAATTCTATACTTTCACAACTATCATCTTTCATTGTTTCCTTTGTAACACTAATACATTTTTCTTGTAAATTACAAATTATATCTGGGCTGTCAGACGCAGCTGTTCTATCAACTGTTTCATCTAACATCCATTTGTTATTTCTACGAATATAATAATTAGCGACTTCATCAATGTATATAATCGCATATTGACTATTATTTACTTGTTTATGACCATTAATTAATGTATTAGTTAAATACTCGGCTTCTTCATCGCTTAGTTTATATTTTTTTTTAATTTTATCTCTCAAAAAAACAATAAAATTATCAGGTGTCATATTAAACATTTCACTTTCATAATCATCTAAAATTCCATAATTAGTCGTATCATATTTTTTGTCAAAATAAATATTTATATCATTATCTTTAACCAATTCTTCCTCATTTTTATATAATTTTGCGATAACAATATTATTACAATTTTTATTTTCTGATTCGAAACGCATTTTTTTATCAATATTTGTTTTTTCATCATCAAAAAAATTTGAAAAATCATTAGGATACATAAGTGGAATATTTTGAATAGAAATAGCGCTACTATAAAGCTTTTTACAATCTTTTATAGATAATTTACGTAATATTTCTTCGTTAGTAAGTTTATTTGTTACTTGATACATATCATACGCATCAAATACATTTATACCTGTATTATCTTTGTCTTCTATTGTATCTATAATTGAAAAAATACGGTTTTTTATTTTATTTTTTTTTGATTCTAATGTAACTAGATTTAATCTAGAAAAAGAATTTGAACGACTAATAAATTTTTTATTAAATTCAGAAATTTTCATATCAATAAATTCTGTAATTTCTTTGTATTGTAAATATGTCAAATTGTTTGAATAAATGTTAAAGGGTTCTAAATAACCAACTACATCAACAATAGAAAGTTTACCAATAATATATTTTTTTATTAAATTAAAAAGAACAATTGTTTTTGGTATAATTGTATTAATAAATTTTTTATATATTTGTTCTTTATTCATATTTTTTAGTTCTTCATCATTTTTCAATTCATTCAAATCTAAATTTAATATATAATTTTTTATATTATTTACAAAATTATACTCATCATATTCAATTTCTTTATTTAAACTATTAATATTTATATTATGTACTTTAGTATTGTTTTTTAATAATTTCCAATAATTAATAAATGTACGATTTAAATTTGCTCTATCAAATATTGAAGAAGTTGGTAAATTAATACGTGAAAACCTAATAATTGGTTCTGGTAATGTTATAAATGAACTTATAAATAATAAATCAGAATTAGTTAGTGGTACTATTTTTGATAACATTTTATTTCCACTAAAATTTGATGCTTGTAATTTATCTAAACCTAAATTATATTGTTGTGTAATAAACTGTTTTTGTTTAATTTTATTGTTATTAAATACGGATGAATTAAAATTATCAAGATTATTTACAATTGTATTTGTGTTTTCTTTGATTTGTTTTATGTTTAATAAATTATTTGTTTTCTCAATATCAATATCATCAAACGGAGTAAAATAAGGATTTAACTCCTTGTAAAGAGAAGCGTATTTATTTTCTTCAACAACTAAATCCCTAGATCTATATTTTTGAAGAATTTCGTCAATTTCAACCAGATTTTCAATTATTTCATTATCTACTATGTCACCTGTTATGGTTACTTTATCTTTTTTTTCAAAATATATTTTTTTCATATTTTTAACAACAGGTAAAATCCAGAAAAGTTTTTTATCAAAATGTTCAAAATAATTTTCCAAAGGCTTATAATTGGCGCCATAAATAACTGGACCAACAATGTTATTAAATTCATCAAATGATGAATAAGTTTCCCTTAATTGTTTAAATCTTTCAATTATTAAATGAATATTATTTAATACGCTTCTTGTTCTTTTTGAAATTGGATATTTTGATAACATTCCATTAAGTAAATCAGATTCTTGGGATTCAATACTATATCGGTGAGATGCGGAACTAACATCAACATACTGAATAATAGTACCAAAATCTTCATCGCCAAATTTTATTTGATCCGCATTTAAAATAATTTCATTTAATTGTGCTTTAATATTTTTAATAGGAGCTTCTAAAATAATATTTTTTGTTTTCATTAATTTGTGTTCTTCTTCAAGTTCTTGGAATTTTTCCTTTGCGTCTAATTCAGAAGAAACAGCTTCAGAAGGTTTCTCTCTAATTTCAATTGTTTCAATTGGTAAATCTTCAGGAAGACCGTGATACTTAAAATTAATGTATATTGTATCTCCTCCTGGATAAAGTTTAAGTTCTATCATGTCTTCTTCTAAATTTGTAATTTTACATGTAATTACACTTGGTACATCACCTCCAAAATATATTGTAATCCATGTATTTGATAATAAACCATTTTGTCTAGCATAACCTGCGTCTTTATTTCTTTTTAATAAAATAATTTCATTAATTGTTCCATCTCCTATTTTTTTATCAGGCTGTATTCTTAATTCTGTTTTAAATAATGTATCAATATTAATTAATTTTATTTTTGATGTGTCAATATAATCAATAAAAAATGTTTGATTATTAAGTATTTTATTTGTTTGGTCTTTAATTCTTATTATATCTCCTAATTGTAGACCTATAATAACGCCAGGGTCTGAAACATCTTCCTCATAATCTGTTTTAATTTCTTCTGTCATTTTGTTTCTATATTTATTATAGAAATTTTTATGCTTAAGTAAAAAACAATTTAAAATATAGTTTAAAGACAAATTATTAATAGTATACAATTAGAATGATTCAAATTGTATACTATTTATCACAAGCATCAGATTTTAGTACATTAATTTTTAATGAATCCACAGATTTAATAAAAAATTTAAATAAAACTGTTTGTATAACCTCAAATAATCAAAAATATCGAGTTATTAGATATAATAAAAATACTTTGTGTTATGATAATATTCCTACATATGGCATTTATAGATCAGTTATTATTAATAGTGATAATCAAGTTGTTAGTTTTTCTCCACCAAAATCAGTTAATGCTGATTGTTTTATTAAAAATTATAATATTAAAAATGATTGCTTAGTTGCTGAAGAATTTGTTGAAGGGACAATGATAAATATTTTTTGGGATGAGAAAATTGGATTATCTGGAGCATGGGAAATTTCTACACGTAATACAGTTGGCGCTGAAACCTCATTTTACAAATCACCAAATTCTAAAACATTCAGAACTATGTTTTTAGAAGCAGCTTCAAACAATAATTTAGATTTAGATTCCTTACATAAAAAATTTTGTTATAGTTTTGTTTTACAACATCCAGAAAACAGAATTGTTGTACCCTTTAAATCACCACAACTATATTTAATTGGAATGTATATTGTAGATAATAGTGATCAAAATAATATTAAAGTTCATTCTGTTGATAAAATACATTTTTTGAATTTACACACGACAACCACAGTAAAAATTCCTACTATTTATGAATGGTCTGTGTATAAAGATTTAATTGATAAGTATGCTTCTATGAACACATCTTATGATATTTTGGGTGTTGTAATTCATAATAATGAAACAGGCGAACGAACAAAAATTCGAAACCCTGTTTACGAAGAAGTGAGGCAATTGCGAGGTAACCAGCCTAAATTACAATACCAGTATTTGTGCCTAAGAAAAGAAGGAAGAGTTGGAGATTTTCTAAAGTATTTTCCAGAAAATAAAAAGAATTTTTCTGTTTTTAGAGATCAAATACATTTATTTACAAATACTCTTTATTCAAACTATATTTCTTGTTATATTAAAAAAGAAAAACCATTAATTGAGTTTACCAAACAATACAGAACTCACATGTTTAATATTCATAAACAGTACTTAGATGATTTGAAAGATAAAAAATTGTATGTAACAAATACGGTTGTTATAAAATATGTAAATAATATCCACCCATCTTTGTTGATGTTTTGTTTAAATTTTCAGATGAGAATTTGTAATGTTGATTTTATTAAGGCTGATATAGATACTTGTGTTTAAATAAATAATTTTTTGTTTATTCAAAATACTAGTTTAGTAAATAAAATATAGTTCTATTATATAATGTTGGGACAGGTTAGACCAGTTGAACCATATGAGGTTGGTGTTCTTTATACATATGTGAAACCAATTTTAGCAAGTGAGATTGAACCAGGTGTAGAGGAAAAGATGTATAAACAATTTTTGAAAGATTGTGAAATAGGTGATGAACTAAATGTAACAGGCGATCTTGCATCGCTTTTTATGGGAATCATGATTAAGAATGATAAAGTAATAGTATTACCTAAAAGATTGCTCCAAGAACATTTTAGACAGAATGCAACATCACAATCTAGAGGTGAATCAGCAGGTGGAAAAAAAACTAGACGTCATAGACGTAAAACAATGCGAAGGAAACATAAAAAACGTTACTCGAGAAAATATAGAAAATAAAAAAATAATATATTATACGTTATTGTATAATATATATATAGATTACTTATTTTAACTCTATTTTTTTTAAAAATGGATTACTTATTTTAACTCTATTTTTTTTTTAAAATGGATTACTTATTTTAACTCTATTTTTTTTAAAAATGGATTACTTATTTTAACTCTATTTTTTTTTAAAAATGGATTACTTATTTTAACTCTATTTTTTTTAAAAATGGATTACTTATTTTAACTCCATTTTTTTTAAAAATGGATTACTTATTAATTTTTATTATTTCTTTTTTAACTCTTTTATAAATTTGAATAGCATCAGAAACACACTCTAATAAATTTTGTTTAATAAATGAAACATCGACACCTTCTTTATAAGCTAACCTAATAATGCTATCGCTATCGTGAGGATGCATTTTTTTATATCCACAATAAGTTAAGCTTTTAATTCCCTCATAAAATTTAGCATATAATAAATACTCAAGAGCTTTACCAATAGTATAATCTTCATTTTTAAGAATAATATCAAATGAATTTGACATAGTATTTTGTGATTTTTGTATAGTTATCTCATTTGTTTCAATTAAAATATTAAGTTCATTAAACTGATCTAATAATATATCACAAGCTTTATTTAACAACTCAAAATTAGAATAAATTCCAATTGTTTGTACAGTAAAATCAAAACTATCCTTTTTTGTTATTCTAAGAGCATCAAGTAATTCCCAGTTTCTAGATTCAAAATCAATTTCAATATCTGTTTTACCTTCTTGCTTCCAGTCAGCTCTTTTTTTGCCAAGTGTTTCTTGAATTTTTGGTGTATCAGGTGTAAATCCATAAGCACATGTTGAAACGACATTAAACATTCCATCTTCTTTAGCATTTCCAATTGAAAATTTACAAGTTAGGTGAATTGATTCACCAGGAAGTTCATCTGAAATTTTTGGTCTTAAACGAACAAAATCAATAAAATGCCCAGTATTACTAGGAGGAAATACTTCTCTAGTTTTTGATTCACTTATAGGTTTGTTAGTTGCGATATCTTTAATGACAAAATCTTCAGTAGTAACATACATTAATGAATTGCTGATATTTTCTACTTTAACTTCAATATAATATTTATCTAGTGGAAATTCTTTAATATCTTTAATGAATATTGGAATACAACTTAAGCGTTGTTTAATTATTTCATTATTTAGACGACTTGTATTAACAAGTATATTTGCTTCATTTCTTTCATATGGAGAAGTTCGAAATACAACAATATCAATATCTGATAATATTGTCCTTCTAATAGCATTAGCTAAACTAACATTAATACCACTAATGGTAAAAGTTAATTCATCTTTTTTTTCAGAAAATTGTTCAACAGTAGGATTCATAGTTCTAATATAATATATATTTAATATTTAATTATTAATTCAATTTTATTATTTATTTTAATTTTATTATTTATTTTAATTTTAAAATGAGTTAAATATTTAATTCAATTAACTTAATATAGATTAATGAGTTCAATATTATACTATAGTAATTTTTGTGAACATTCCAAAAAACTTTTACAGACAATTACAAAAGCAAACGTTTCAAAGGATATACATTTTATTTGTATTGATAAACGAACAAAAGATGCGAATAATAAGATTTATATTATTTTAGAAAATGGACAAAAAATAATTATGCCTGAAAATGTTAGTAGAGTTCCAGCATTACTTTTATTAAACCAAGGTTATCAGGTACTTTATGGTGAGTCTATTTTACAACATTTAAAACCAAGACAAGAAGAGATGGTAAAAAAAGCTACTCAAAATAATTTAGAGCCATTGGCATTTGCTTTTGGTGGAAGTGGAAGCGTAGCATCTGACCAGTATAGTTTTTTAGATATGGATTCTGATTCATTATCAGCAAAAGGAAATGGAGGTGTAAGACAAATGCACAACTATGTTGATTTAAATTATTCTGATAATATTAGTACACCGGAGGATGAACAAGATTATAAAAGTGCTGGTAAAATTTCAGGTGATTTAACAGTTGAGAAATTATTACAACAGAGAGAACAAGATTTAAAAAAATTAACTGGAAATAAACCACCAAGTTTTTAATAATATATTATGTTATATTAATTTAAACATATTTATTTTTATTTAAATAATAATGGCCTCAAATATTCTGACCGCGTTTAATGACCATTTTGTTGAATTCGTAACAGATATTCAAAACGTATTTCCTGATGATCATGATATTTTAGTAGCTAAAAACTCGCTTTTAGCTATTAGAAAAGCTAACCCCAAAATGATTGTTAAAATTTGGAATACCTATATTGTTGGAAAATATAAATCAGAAATTGAAAAGGGTGATATTAGTTTTTTTATTTATAAGGATTACTCGCAAGATTTAGTTTATGCTAATAATCCAGATAAAATTATTGAATCAATTGATAGGTTGCGTATGCCTATTAAGGCTATGAATACAGAAGAACAAGCAAAAACAATGAAATATATTCAAAATTTAACAAAGTTGGCATCAATTTATGAATCCACTTTTTAATCCACTTTTAAAAAAAGTGGAGCAAAAACAAAATAAAATAAATCAAAATAAAATAAATCAAAATAAAATAAAATAAATCATAATTATATAATGGTAAATTCTTCATTATATAATTTACTTTACAAAGGAGGACAAAATGGAGGGGCTAAAATAAAGTCAACATTTACAAATTTTAATACTTTATTAAATGAAAAAAAAGGACTAATGATAATGGTATTTGCGAATTTAATAACTCAATTAGGAATTACATATTATGTAATGACTAATACTAAGGTTACTGAAGATGATAGCCATAATTTAAAACATTGGTTATTAATTGTTTGTTTATTTGTTATTATTTACTGTTTAGGTTTAATTCCAATGCCTAGTTGGTTAAAATTTATTTTATTTTCAGCATTTTCTTATATTTGGGGTATTTTATTGGCTTCCTTTAAATTAAAAATTAATGATAATGATTTAATAAATATGGCAATGTTAGGTACTATTGGTATTTTTTCTGTAATGTTTTTAATTGGTGGATTTTTGTTAGCTACTGGAATTGAACTAGGGATAAAAACTGGATTTTTATTATTTGTTTCATTGATAATATTAATAATAGGACAAATTTTTTCCATGTTTTATAAGTCAACTATACTAGTAAAATCATTGGCCGCTATTGGAATTATTGTTTTTTCTGGATATATAATTTATGATACTAACACTATATTACAACGTAATTATTATGGTGATTTTATAACGGCTTCATTAGATTATTATTTAGATATTTTAAATATATTCGTAAAATTAACTATATTAAATGATAATTAAATAATTAAAAATAAATTTTGATTCAACCTTTTATAATGAAATAAAAAAGGTTGATATATATATTAAACTTAGTTTGATTTAAAAAAATATTTTTATATTAAACATATAATGAATACAAACAACGGAGAAAAAGAAGAAACTAAAATACCAGATGAATTCTCAAAGGTTATTAAAGACCTAATAAGAGACGTTAAAGAAACATTTTCGGAAGTTGTTCCTTTAATTAATAAGTGGTGGAAAGACAGTTCTGAATTTGAATATATAGATGATGAATTAGAGAGAAAAAAAGTATTTGAAGAATCTCAACAATCAAGTATAAATTTTTTATTTTCTTTTTGTCAAAAGAAATTTCCTCCTAGATTTTTTGAAATTTTATATCAAAATGATGAAATGTTTAAAGTTGATTCTGATATTGATACTGAGTTTTTACCTCATATTCATTTTAAAAATTTATGGCAATTTGATATTACTCAGAAAACACGTGATACGATTTGGAAATATTTACAATTAATTTTATTTTCAATTATTAGTTCTTTGGAAAACAGAGAAGCTTTTGGAGATTCAGCAAAATTATTTGAAGCTATAAACCAAGATGATTTCAAAAATAAGTTAGAGGAAACATTAAGTCAAATGCAGGGATTATTTGAAATGCCAGAGCCTTCTCCTCCTACAAAAGATGAAACTAATGAAAATACTAATGAATCAGCTTCAAAAGGAATGCCTAATGCCGATGATATTCACGAACATATTAATGGAATGCTTGACGGAAAATTAGGAAAATTGGCTAAGGAAATAGCAGAAGAAACAGCCGCTAATTTAAATATTGATATGGAAAATGTTACTGATATGAAAGATGTGTTCAGCAATTTAGTAAAAAATCCTACAAAACTTATGGGTCTTGTTAAAAGTGTTGGAGATAAACTAGATTCTCGTATTAAATCTGGAGAAATTAAAGAAAGTGAGTTAATTTCAGAAGCTACTGATATTATGAATAAAATGAAGAGTATGCCTGGAATGGAAAATATACAATCAATGCTAGGTAAAATGGGTATTCCTGGACTTGGTGGAAAGGGCACAAAAATGAATATGGGAGCAATGGAAGCTCAAATGAATAAAAATTTGAAAACAGCTCAAATGAGGGAAAGAATGAAAGCTAAGGCTGAGGCAGCTAATTTAGCAAGGTCTCAACAAACACAAATGTCTTCTGAAAAACAAAGTGCTACTCCATTATCGGATGAGCAAATATTTTCGGTTTTTAGTACAGGAGAGAAAGTTGAAAGAACACCTAGAGGAGCTACAAAACCAACACAAAATGGAGGAAAAAAGAAGAAAGGGAAAAAATAATAAATAAATATATTTTTATAATAATAAATAAATGTGTTCATTTTGTTTAAGTTTTAAATTTATTGTTGGATTCGGATTAGGAGCATTGTTATGTTTTTCAATATGTTATATTATTTATACACAAGATAAAAGTTTATTTAATAGAATATTATACAATCACACGCTATAAAATATGTGTTATAAAATAAACTTTATAATAAAATTTAAAATGGTTTTAATAAACTATTTTAAAAAAATTATATATAATATATAATGACAACTCAGTTTTGGACAAATGAACCTACTATTTTATTTAACAAAGAGTATATGTTAGATTTATGGCCTAGCCCAAATATGAATTATGAGCAAAAACTAAACGCAATTACTAGACTAATAATTTTAGTTTCAATTTTAGGATATATTTTAACAATGTCAACTAAAATTATTTTTGTTGGAATTGTAACATTAGTAATAATTTTTGTTTTATTTAAATTAAAAAAACAGAAACTTACTAAAGAAATGTTAAATGAAGGGTTTACAGTTCAAGGTAATCAAGTAACTGGAATGTTTGATAAAACATTGTCTACCACAAATCCAGTTACTCTTGAATCTGTTTTAAAATCTGAATTTAAAGATGGAACAAAACGTAATCCCTTTAGCAATGTTCTTTTGACAGAAATTATGGACGAACCAGATAGAAAGGCAGCACCACCCTCATTTAACCCTGATATTGATGAAAAAATTACCAAAGATGTTAAAAGGTCTGTACAATTAATGAATCCTGAAATAAAAAACACGAGTAAACAACTTTTTGGGGATTTATATGAAGAATTTAATTTAGACCAAAGCAATCGTGTTTTCTTTAGCACAGCAAACACACGAGTAAATTCAGACCAGGGAGCATTTGGTAAATTTTTATACGGAGATATGCCTTCTGCAAAAGAAAGCAACACAGAAGGCAATATTCAAAGAGAAAAAGACAACTATAGATATACTCTTTATTAAATCCACTTTTTTATTTCATTATAAAAAAAGTGGAGCAAACAAATATTTTTATAA